GCAATTGCCAATCTGCGTGTTCAAGGACAGGTACGTATGGCCGCGTATGTGACCGGTGGTTTGCGGGCTGCCTTGGAGGATTACCTCGAAGAGGAGAGGCGGAAAGCGAGCGAGCCATGGGGGGATTGAGAACTTTGAGCGAGTTCCCTACCTGGCGAACGATGCGAGAGGTTCTCCGCGAACGGGTCAGGATGAAGCAGGCATCGGGCGAAGAAGACTATCGCGACGGAACATCCGCGTGGCTCCTGACCGTTGCTCAACAGGCAAAGCTTGAAATGGAGATCGCCTTTGAAAGGCGTCAGTGCACGTGGCAGCTCATTCTAGGCGCGCACTACGCAAAGGCCATGTCTGAAACAGACCCAGAACTGCTTCGTGAGGCGCTAGGGAAGGTGGCGGCTACTGCCATGGCATGGATGGAGGCCGTTGTGAAACGCACCAAGAAGCCCGAGCGGGTGCGACCATGAACGAAGAAGAGGAGGCGAGAAAAGTGGCCTTGTCATTTGCGCGAGCCTATTTGCGACTCCATGGCGAAGGTCAGTCGGTAACCGTCATCGAGGTGGAACTCTATCAGGCGATTCGTTCCATCCTGCGAATAAAGGGCGAGCTCTTGAGAGATCCGGACGAGGTCCGCAGAGAGTATCCGAATATGGGCGGCAAAATAGGGTGGGGGAGAGGCGAATGAGCGGGCGACCTCCGAACGAGCTTACCTTTCTCCCTAAAACGGACGAGGGAAAACCCTATTGCTGCGAGAGCTGCGGAGAAGTGAAGCCAATCGTCGATACGAGCATGCGCGAGCTCGGCGATTGGCTTTGCAAAGACTGTTATCTCGAATGTTTCAAAGACCCAGAGGAAAAAGGAAACCTATGATCCGTGAAGCGATATTGGTCGAAGGAACGAGCACCGTCACGATGGCCGCATATTCGCTTGGAAGGGCAGGGCACGTGAATGAGGCCAAGGAGCTTTGCCGGCTTCTTTCTTTGCTCAAAGAGCCTCTGGCGCGTATCGGATTTGAGCTCGAGGGGGAATTTGGCATCTCTTTCACCTCAGCCCTGGATGACCGGGAGAAACGCCGCGAGGCATTCGACCAGGCTTTAAAGGCTTTGACGCATGCCATCCTGGACTTGCCTTTGGCTATTCGGGCGGCCGACGTTTTGGAAGGAAAGAAGGATGCCTACGAGCGATATTTCGCCGTCTGCAATGAGCTTTCGTCATTTCTGATTGAGATCCGACGGCTGGACGGTTAGCCCAAATTGCGCACACCGTCGTGTGAGTTAGGCTGCACAATTATTTGCACATTTCTGTGTTGGGTCTAATGTGCGGATCATGATCATTGTCGTGCTCAGCGAAAAGGGCGGGGTAGGGAAGACGATGGTGGCCATTCAGGTGGCCGTTGAACTCGCACGCAGGAAACTGTCAGTCCTGGTTCTCGATACCGATCGCGGCCTAACCTTGTCTGACTGGTACGAGAAATCAGATGACCAAAGGCCCGCTGGCTTGAAGGTCTTGAAGATGGGCGGCACAGGACTGCGCTACCGGCTTGAGAATTTCATCAAGCGCTACGACGTCATCATCATCGATACCCCAAATCACGTTGGTCCACTTCAGCAGCAGGCGATGGCCATTGCCGATCTTGCAATTGTGCCTTGCAGTCCCAGCGGCTCAGATGTCGACCGATTGAAGAGGACCTTGCCGCTCCTTGAGAAAGGGCAACGAATGAATCCGCGGCTCAAAATCGGGATCCTTGTCAATCTCAAGAAGGACCGCCGCTTCTCGGGACAGAACGCGAGACGCGTTCTTACCGATAGCGGCTTCTTTGTTTTCGAGACTGAATTGAGCGATTTGGCAGAATATGACTATTCGTACAATACCGGCAAAGGCGTGACGACCTATGCCTCTTGGAGCAATGCTGCACTTGAAATCAGAACGCTCGTGACCGAAATAGACAACTTTTTGAAGGAGACCTCCAGTGCCAGAAGCAGCCTTGACGAGACCCGCCCCATCGCTCGTCGCCTCGCCAAAGAAAAAACCGCCCAAGCCAGCGCTCGCTAAGGCTTCGAAAGCTCATCGGGACATGCAGAAGTATGCTGCCGAAGAGCAGGCGCATACCGAGCAAGGGAACGAAACAGGTGTTTATCTGGGAAGAAATGGCGAAGTAAAACGACGCCACCACATGATGCTACCGCTTGAACTCTCGGCGCGTCTCATGGCCTACAGCAGTCAGATGAATTACACCGTTTCCAAAACCATTGAAAAGGCCATCGAGCTCTATCTCAAGGGAAAGGCGTGAGGAACTCGGCGATGATTAAAACGACGACGTCTTAGTGGCATGACCGACGTACTCGCCCAAAACCATAATATACAAGCGCACTTGTGAAGAACCGGCGAAGGCCTATTGACCACTGCAGGTAGATAGAATAAGTACCACGTAACTGAGGCGGCATGGATGCCAGGTGCTTGTGGCTGCCTCGGATGTGGACTCTAATAGGACTTTGGAGGTGGTGTTATGCGAGCACTTGTGCTTTGGGGAGCATTCCTCGTTGCTTGTGGTTCTGCCTCGACTCCAAATACTCAGGCTACGAATACGCAGCCGACTGGTCCATCTACCCCCGAGAAACCCCGTCAACTTAACGAATCATGCGGCTCAGTGGCTTGTGATTCTGGGCTCGAGTGCGTGGCCAATTCGTTCGAACCCCACCTCGGGGGAACTTGTTTATCTGAAGTGAGCACACGTGTCCCCTGTGGGATCAACACCACCATCCCAATGGTATGCCCGGGAGGGCTCACTTGCGTGCTTCTTAATGGGCAGCCAAGTCAGTCAGGTGGGTGTCATTTCGTTTCCCAGGCCGGAGAAGCGTGCGATGGCAATGCAGATTTCTACGCCGTCTGCGCACCCGGTCTAACGTGCCGCGGGCCATCCGTTCCTGTCTCGGCCGATTACGGGGGCAACTGTCAGTAGGTAGTTTTCCAAACCCAATCCAACAAAAAGGGAAGTCCAATGACATCAATTTCGATGTTTATTAGAATCGCTTTGCTCGCGGCCGATTTTCAGAGGCCAATTCCGCCACAACCAGCGCCTCCGCCTGGGAAGATCTTCTCTCCAGAGGAGCTCGCCAATATCAACGCAGAGCAGGCAGCGACTGGCGCGACTTGGATAACGAATAATCTGCAAACGCCTGAGGAATTCACAAATACCGCGGCCGTGAAAGCGTCGCAGCTTCCCAGCGTCTATGTCCACGAGCCCAGCTATCTGCGGCCCAAAGGTTATACGGATAGCGATTTCAAGGCATCTAGAGCGGTGACTCCAGATGCGTTGATGAAACGTATGATGCCATCGATCTCCGCGATCATGCAGCCCGGTTACTTTGCTTACGAAGGCTACACCTACTCGAACATCGACTGGAACGGTGGCCGTGTCATGCATGGCACTGTATCCGTGTACGCCATCTATTATGGTCGCTGGGGACCCGACGCTGATGTAGATACCTTATCGAGGTTTTTCGAAGGCAACCTGGGGGATCACAATGACGAATCGACCGCGACTGAAAACCTTCATGCAACGCTGATCAACGAACTGGCATGGTCGAATCACTTTGCAATCAATTCGACCTATTTCGATTCTCAGGGTCCCGTCGCCAATCACATTCGATTTGGCGGATCGGTATACATACGGACGGCAGTGGATGATCTAAATGTCAATATTGTCAGCCTCTTAAATATCGGCCAGATAGTGCAGCAAACCATTGGGGCAGGGCAATTGCCCTTTGACCCCAATGGCATTTACATCGTTTTCCCTTCGAACCTCGTGCAGGTGCCGGGTGCATGCTACGGATTTTGTGGACTACACACGTTTGCCGCTATCAACGGTCACAACATCGCGATTGCGCTGATCCCCAACCTCTCTAACTGCGGTGACGTGAACCTGACAGTATCGTACTGTGGGATCTATCCGCCGAATTCTAATTCGTACTCAGGATGGGGCACGCCCAACAATCTACTCAATGGCGACTTACAGGTAAAAGTGATCACTCACGAAGTATCGGAGGCAGTGACCGATCCGGATCTGAATGCCTGGTATCAAGGGCCGGCAGTTTATGGCGGGGAAGAAGAAAATGAAGACATCTGCAATGTGAGGTCACTGATCACTGAAATCAAACCCGCTGGGATTCACACGTTTGGGCTGCAGCCTAACTGGCTCGATGAGCACGGCGGGTATTGCACGATGGGCGTGCCAGTCTCTGACTGGGGTGGCTGGCAAATGCAAACGGCCACATCGAACAGTGCGATCTGGGCGCCTGCCAGCGCCACCGATTTCAATTTTAATACCTCGTACAGCTCAGCCCAATTCCCAAGCGACAACCCTGGCTGGCTTTACTTGGCGGCCTATATGCGAAACGGTCCGCGCCCGGTCAACGCCATCTCTCTTCACGCGCGAATGGCCAACGGCGTTCCGCTGGGGTTCCCGCAGGTCTATTGGGTCTACGTGACTGATCCGACCAACAGCAGTTGGATTCCAATTGGGACCTATACGGCTCAGCCAGATCAGACTGGCACGGTGCTCATCCACTTGCCAAGCGAACGCCTAACGGTCGGCGTAATGGTGGTAGCCTATCGACTGGGAGTTGATGACCACAACAATCACTATTTTCAGATGGCTGAGGTAAAAATGTATCCCTGAGGTTAGCTAATGGATAAAGAGAAAACATTCCCGCACATCAAATCCCTGACGGATACGATCACGAATAGTGAAACGGACTGTCAGTTAAATCCATATGAAGTGGAAGGCTGGCTCGTTGCTCACGTTGGCGACACTTCTCCATTGACGGAATTCACCAGGCGAACCTTGAGGACTGCCATTTATCTCAGGGCGATGGTGGAAGTGCATCGTGATTGGAGGAACGGAGTTGTGAGTGTGGTCAGAGCTCTACAGGGGTATGTCGATGGTTCGATTGATGTTACCGTGGATTACCAAGCAAAGAAGATCGGAAATGCCTGAGAAGAAACCCGTCTACGAATTTCCGCCGTGCGCGCAATGCGGCCCTGTCGTCGATGTGCTGTTTAAAGCGGTAAAGCGGGCAACGGTTTGGTGTGGTTGCGGTGATCAAATAATCAACAACGGTCTTGCTCTCTGTGGCGAATGCGTCGAGCAAGCCGTGCTCAAGGCCAAGTATCAGGCACGTGAGGAAATGGACAAAGTGCGTTTCGCCAAGGAAGCGCAGCTTGCTTATGAAATCAGTGGCGATTCGGCCACGAGAGAACGCGAGCGCTGCCTAGACTGCGTGGCCGCTGAGGCCCAGGTCTGCGGCTGTTCTGACAGGATAGCCAAGCGCATTCGGGAGTTGAAGTGACATTTCTGGAATCCGCGCTGAAAATTATTGTCGCTGGCCGAAGCGACCAAAGCGTTCTGAACATGTACGTTGTCTATGAAAATCCGAGGGACTTCCCTGGCGAATATATTGTCAGGCGCCACATCGTCACCATGAACGGCGACTTACCAACGGAGCAAGGATGGCGTACCCAATCACTTGAGTCTGCACGACTTCCTCTGCAAAAGGCTGGATTGATGATGTTTACGCGCCACGAAAACGATGACCCGGTTATCAAGGAAGTTTGGTTATAAAATGAAGCTCAGCTGCTGAGGAAAATGAAATGTCCAATCCTGAAACTGAAATGAGTGACGCCAGGCCACTAAGCGAAGGGGACCTTTCAGCCGTGTGGTTAACCTATAGCGGGGCCGATAAGGAACTTCACTCATGGCCGTGGAACCATGAACAGTTGGTTTTGCGACTCATCGCCACCATCCGCGCCCGAGATGCCGAGATCGAACGGTGGAAATTGGAACTAAGCCGAGTGGCAAACGAATCATTCAAAATGGCATTGGAGAAAGAGAAAGCCCGAAAGGGATAGTAGGAGCCGGCACGGTGACCGGCTACGTATGGTGATAGGGATACGGGCAGGGATGGCGACTAGGAGTAATCCGAGCCAGGCGCACGGCCATCCGGAAGAGGAAAAAGGGCCTCGTAGTTTCCGTCGAGAGCTCCGCACCAGGATGCAGCGCCCCGGTTGCAAGCTGCATTGGCATTCCCAAACCCGGTTCGACTCCGGGCTACTATCTAGTAGGAAAGGGAATAGTAACTTACGTCAGTCGGAGCCGGCACGGTGACCAGTAGGGCCAAAGCCAGACCAGCAAAATCTACTCGCGCGAGTAGAAAGGCCCGGAAGCGGAAATACGAGGACGAAATACGCTCATACCGGGTTCGACTCCCGGTGACTGACCTGAAATGAACGCAGCCCAAGAACAGAAGCAGAAGCATGTGTCCAAGGAGCGGCCGATTCTCTTCAGCGGTGAGATGGTTCGCGCTATCCTCGACGGTCGGAAGACGCAGACACGGAGGGTGCTAAAGCCGCAGCCGCACACTCCAACGCCCGGGACTTATGCGGATCGATATGACAAGACGGACTGCTGGGCATTCTGGCTTCCCGATTTGCGGATGACCGAACCGAAGACATGGGCTTGTCCCTATGGCCGGCCTGGTGATCAACTCTGGGTGAAAGAGACGTTCGCGTTGGAGACCGACTTCAATGTTGGCATGCTAGGCTACGAACCGCCCCACAAAGATGGGCGACCCGTGAATAGGATCGACGATTCAACCTTTGGTTTGTACTGGGAGCAGGCGCATTACAGGGCCACGGATCCAGAGCCAGAGCTTTGCTATGAGGACTGGGAAGACCCGGAGGTGAAATGGCGTCCTTCCATCTATATGCCGCGCTGGGCTTCGCGTATCATGCTGGAGCTCACCGAGGTGCGGGTGGAGCGACTGCGGGAGATCAGCGAGGATGATGCAACTGCGGAAGCTCCTCCACGACTCATTACTTATCGGACAGCGATAGATGCTTTCAGCAACCTCTGGGACTCCATCAACGCCAAACGTGGTTGGGGATGGAACCAAAATCCTTGGGTCTGGGTAATCGAATTTCGGAGAGTTTAAAATTGGCCTTCCTGAAAGACTGGATGCGACTGTCTTAAGACCGGAAAAAAGGGGGTTCAAAAACTTATGGGTCATCGCCGCGAACCAATAGGAGACAGACCCGAGCTAGAAGTCCCTAGCTGGCTCAAAGACGTTGTCCCACGCGCAAAAGACATCAGTCGCACACTCGTTTCTGGATGCGACCACGAGTACGTGATGCTCGAGGGCGCTGAGTCTTCCTCAAAGCAGTGTCGAAAGTGCCGCCACCTTATTCGGGTCGGTGATAATTTGATGATGTCGTACAAATAATACCCAATAAACACGGCATATTATGGCCGTTGACACGTGTTTCTTATATGGTAATATGGAGTTGTGGTTGTTCGGTTGGTCCCGGGCACCACAAACGAAAGAGAGATGACAATGAAAACCTCAGCCGAAATCGCAGCCATCATAGAAAAGAACAGAATCGTTCGTAAGCAAGCCCTCGAAAATATCAAGAAGACCTTTGAAAACCTGGTCGCTACGGACGCCATCCTCGCAGGGATGAAAAAGGCGGTGCGATCATGAGCCCCAAGTATGAGAGAACGGTTTTAGAAGCATTCAAGGCCAGCGCGCAGTTTGAGGCCTCCATCATGGAAGCGGAGCAACGACAGGGGGCATTGAGAGAGGATTCTCATTTGAACCCGGGAGAATTGGTCATCAGTGAATTCAAGGGTAAGGGCCTGCTCTTGTCGGTTGTTGTATCGTTTGGGGTCTCAATCGGATTGGTGTTGAGCGTCTTTTTCTTTATGGGTGGAAAATGAGCGATTTCAAACCAACTCACAAGATCATCTGGAACGGCCAAACTGAGAAGGTCATGTATTCCGAGGGTGACCACGACGACTGTGACGCGCACGGCAGCGACGCGCTGTGTGGCTCTTTCTTTACAAAGGCCGAATGGGAAAGCGAGACGGGTGCCGATTGGACTATCACGCCCGAGACAGGCCTAGTTTTTCAGGGGCAAGTTCCGATCGGCGAATTCTCATTCCATAAATTAAAGGGTGGTTAAATGAATTTTCCGCAGTCCAACACGGCTAGGTCATCTCGCCCTCTGTTGGTCGACCACCTTTGCCGGCCGGGGGCGGTAGAACGCTACCCAGATAATGGGCAGTTTAGACCGGCATCTTTTATTCTTTTGCTGGTTCTCGGCTGCTCATCTCCCTCCACTCGTGGTGAGCAAGGTCCTGCAGGTCCGACTGGGCCCCAAGGTCCACAAGGCATTCAGGGGCCTGCTGGAACGGCCAACACTGGGATATCGTGCACTGCCAATGCGAATTTCTGCGATGGTTCAACCCTTTATCGATGCACCAAAAGCGGCGCGGATGCGACGCTCATTCAGGATTGCACCGGCGGTTCGGCAAACAACCCGATGAGTTGCACAGTGGCAGGTTGCGTGTTGGCAAAACCCACTTGCAGCTATGCCTTGAGTGCTCCAAGCCTGAGCGGGTCAGGCCCCGAGTGCTTTCCGCCTCTCGATTGCACTGACTCGGATTTGATCGCTGAACTTGTCCTGAATTCCACTGTCTGCCCTGGGGTTAATTCACAGGTAACTATTACCTTGCACCGTGCGTCCATATCACCGGGCCAAACCGTTACGCTTCCCAGCGCTGGCGCCTCCCTCCAGTTCTATCAATCGAGCAACGGTACGACGACCACCTGTTTCAGTTGGACGGGTTCCGTAACCTGGGATCGCGATGTACCGAGTTGGAAAACGACAATCAATGCCACCTGCTCAGAACCCGGGAAGGGGAGCGTGAAAGTGATCGGATATTTTCAAGGGGATATGTAAAGAGTGCGTCCTGCGTTTAAGACTTCTTCCCATATTTCTTTTCCCAAGCGATCCGCCATTGTACATCCTCGTTTTTGAGGACCTCCTGGTCGAAGGCAGCCAAAGCCAAACGTAGAGCGCTTTCTACGCCTGTTTGTTCCGTGGCATCGATAGCGTAGAGAAGCAGCATTCTAATCTCAGCGATTATCTTCTCTGTAAAGAGGTCCATTAAACCATTTGTCCAGGCATCTCTGGCATCCGCCATGTCGGAACTCATAGTCCTATCCCGTCTGAAGCGTTGTCCTCAAATATCTGCCCGTCATCAATATAGCCTTCGAGCACAGAGGAGCCTTCCTTCCATCCTCCCTGCTTTCGTATAGACCGCCGGCTTTTTCCTTTGCGCGCCGCTTCAGTAGCAAAACCACGACGCAGCGAGTGACCTCCATAGGAATGCGGATCTAGGCCAATTCGCAACGCATGGCGCTTCACTATTCGAGCTACCGAACGATCAGAGAGTTCAAAGAGGCGTCCCGAGCGAATACCTGATACGTCCATCCATGCTTTGAGTGCGCGAACAGGGCATGTCTCTGAACGGCCACCGTACTTGATGCCCTTCAATAGACCCGCCCTTTCCTGATCTGTTTTAGAGCTCCTCAAAAGTACAGTCATGCCATCCGTGTTGAACTCAACATCTTCGGCCATGAGCGAAACGATTTCCGAGCGTCTAAAGCAGCCAGCGAATCCGAGAAGCAGGAGCGCTCGATCGCGGAGCCCGCTGCGCGTCCTTGGTATGCCTTTTACCATCAGCCACAGTATATCCACGGTCATTGCCGTTTTCTTATTGGGCCGTACCCCAAGTTGATTCCGTATTCCCTTGAGCACTTCTTTGACAGCATGCGACTTGGTTGGAGGTTCCTGAATCCCTTGAGCCTTATGGCCCTGAGATATGCTGACGACATAGCGGCGCAGCGTGGAGACCTTGCGGCCTTTTTTGGCCATGTCGGTCAGGAACAGTGCGACGGTTTCGGGCGATGCTGGATAACAGGAGAGCTTCTTTGATTCGCACCAGACTTCGAAGATGGCCCAATCGGTGCGATAGGCGGTTCGAGTTCGATCGCTTTTGGAGTCGCGCGCGAAACTTTGAGCCGACTTAATTAATTCGGGATCGAGATGAGCTAGCGGATGCTCAGTGCGGCGGGTGAGGCCCGTCATTGGGCTCTCGAAAGAAACAGAGCCTCCGCTGCCCTCAACTGTCCGTTATCGTCATCGACTAGACCGAGGCGCTTTAACCTAGGCAGGTATGTTCGAAACGTGCCGCCCGCGGCCTCATATCCCGATTTCTGCCCGAGTTCCTCTTTGGAGAGTCCATTTGGATAGGACTCCAAGAGAACATCCAGGAGGCGTCGCTCTCCAGCCCCCAGTGCCTGGCGCCACTGATCCTGTGTTTCCCTTATGCTGACTGTAGGTCGTACATCCCCGGCCTCTTTCCTTCCTTCTTGGGTGAGAGTGATTCGACCGTCTCGGGTTTCTTCTACCCAGCCCAATCGTTTTAGACGTGGCAAGTAGGTACGAAAGGTACCGCCGGAAGCGGCATAACCCGCCAAAACGCCCAATTGTGGTTTCGTAAGAGGCTCGGGCCGCGAAGCCAAGGCGGCCAGCATCTTGCGCTCACCCGCGCCGGCCCGCTCGTCACTAATTGTGCGAGCACCGTTCTGGGGGGCTCTCCACACCGGATCAGTCGACTCGGAAGCCGCAGAGATGCCGTTGCGAACATGAATAATAGTGGGCTTCGGCGTCAGCCTCTCGGTCAGATCCTGAATAGCCTTCGAGAGACGGGGGAGTTGCGATTCGAGATAGGCCTTCTGTGAAGCGGTCAACGCGGGAACTTCTTTGACGACTTCCTTTACTTCGTGAATAGGCGGGGCCTTATTTCGGATCTCCATCTCGAGTTCAGCGATTCGCCGTCGCAACGCCTTCGGGTCATCGGCCTGTGCTTTCTTAACTACCTCGCTCATCTGTTCGCGGATGGCCTCGAGTTCGTGAGGTTCGAGCGGTTTCGGCGCTGCATCCCGTTCAGCCGAACCTGTCGGAGTAGCGCTCGCGTTAAAGGTGACCCGCTTACTCACCTTGATTTTCTCGAGCTTACCGAGCCACTGGGGTGACCAGAGCCACGCGGTACCGACTGGCAACGACGGCAAGTCGCGGACTAGGTCCTTCGAGTCGAGGCCCTGGTCGACGATCCATTGCTCGATGGCTTTGCGTTCCTGAGAGCCATTCGTCTGGAGCACCACCAGGCATTCGGTTTGGTTGAGGGCGTCTTTGTTGACCGCCTGCGGTCGCTGGCTGATGAGGGTAATGCCAATGCCGAAGTTCCTTCCCAGCTTTACCAGGTCTTCAAACGCCCCTAGCATTCTGGCTTCATCGCCCATGACGCGCTGGGGAACGAAGACCTGTGCCTCTTCGAGGAAGATGTGGATTGGGGAGCGCTTCGACTTCTTCAGGTGGAAGAGGGTCTCAGCGAAGGCGGTGACGAAGGTCTTGCGGTCGCCCTTGCGAAACATGGAGACATCGAGGACTGCACTGGTGCCGCGCTCCACCACCACGTGTGCCATGAGCTCGCCGGCGCCGGGTTCAAGCGGGAGGTCCCCGTGGAGTCCACCGAAGACTGGAATGGCGAATCCCGAATCTTTCGCGTTGGGGGCTAGGCGTAGTCCCCACCAGACGCCCACCGGATCGATAGCGACGATTTGGTCTCCGCGCTCGAGCATGGTCTCGGCCAGTCGAGAGGCCGCGTAAGTTTTGCCGGCGCCGCGACGAGCGACGAAGGCGAAAGTTTGGGTAACTGCATTCCTTGGGAGGTCCGAGAGGTCGAGGCTCATGGCTTCACCTCGTCGACCAATTCGCGAGTGCCAGAGAAACGATATAGGCGAAGGGACTTGCCGTGCTGCTTGGCAAGCCGGGCGGCAATCTCCCGCAGGGACCTGAGCCGATCTTCATCGGCACCAATTAAAGGGAGCATTACCCCTTGGACGGAGACTGCCGGGATACCCTCATCGTCAGGAGAGGCGTCCTCTGCAACCCAACACCACAGCTCGGTGATCTTTGGCATCCGAGGTCTATACCACACGTGTCCGATAACTGTCGATTATCGGACATAGATATCGGAGCGCACGGCTCCTACATGTTTGAGTTTTGGAATTCGGAAACCAATCGTTCCAATGCAGCCCTAGTGCCCTTCGGATCCCGAGAATATTCGTCGGTGTGCAACTCAAGCCGAACGCCAATGTCGCGGCCATCTAGAAGCGGTTGGCACCCGTGATAATCGACAACTTCCACATCAACGGTGAGCATGTCACCGAAGGTTCGATAGAGATAGGCGGCAAGCGAGTGGCCTAAGACCATCATGTTGCGAACGCTAGACGTCCCAATGACCACCTCGAGATCCTTGATCGTCACACCGTGCTGGTTTGTTTTTTGCCACTCTTGAACTCCAAGTATTTTAGCGGAAGGGTTTTTCATTTTGTCTTCTCTCTTTCTTCGGTTCTCGGGGACCAACCCAATCACCATAATTTAGATTGTACCAACCTAATAGGACATGTGTCAACTCGGTTGACAACATCCCGGTTGACAGGTGACAAGCAAAACGGCAATAGTAAGAAATGAGAGCGCGCGAGCTAATCCGAATCTTGCGAACCCTTGGTTGCGGAGAGATCCGTAAGGGCGCGGGTTCTCACGTGATTTGGCAATGTAAAACGTGCCAAACGACCATTCCTGTGCACAAGGGACAGGATGTGGGCAAAGGACTACTTCGGTCCATAGAAAGACAACTGGAGCCATGTCTGGGTCCTGGCTGGTTAAAAGAAAAGAGGTAGGAAACATGGAATACACGGTTAAATTCGAACAAGACGAGGATGGCTGGTGGGTAGCTCAGGTAAAGGAATATCCAGCAGCGCTAACCCAGGGCCGTACACTCGGAGAGGCTCGGCAACGTATAAGAGAAGCTTTGGCTTTGGTGTTGAATGTGGCGGTCTCGTCAATACCGGTCAGTGCTTTGCGGGACGAGGTGGTATTCCCAAAGCCAATTCAAGGCCTCATTAATCGAACAGTGGAGGCTCGCCGAGCCAAAGAAAAAGCCGAACGGGAAACCAAGGAGTCGATGGAAGCGCTTTACCCAAAACTCAGAAAGTACCGATTGAGCAACCGGGATATTGGCAGTCTCCTAGGGACATCTGGACAAAATGTTCACAAGCAATTCCGACCGCATGCAGTGTCTGCCCGAAAACGGCGTTCATAAATCAACGAGGCCGCATGGCATTATCCTGGTACCGTCCCACGTTCTATTTCGACGCAAATCTTTTGCGCTGCGCTGGTAAATTCCGGCCGATCGCCAAACTTCCGACCGAATATTGTGCAGAGCGTTTTACAGCGTTTGCGTTCTCTAGCTTCCGAGACGCGAGCACCTAAGTGGTAAGTGGAAATTGCCGCCGCAATCCATGCGATGTGTAACCAGATCATTCTCTCTAACCTCTAGGAACGAGTTACCGTCCAGCTACGAATTGGGAAGTCCGGCCATTCTCGCTGCTGTTCCCATTCATCAAGACAGCGCTGGCACGTAAGCCTTACCGCGCCTGATTTTACATCCTCATCGCGTGCCCATTTATGCCCGCCGGGCCAATTGCCTGGTAGCCCAGGCATGAAAAGGCAGAGCGGAACGCCATTTCATAGAAGATGAATGGTCTCCCCGTCGGAAGAGCCGAGTCCTTGGCGTGTAGTCATTGCCCATCTCCTTCTCTAACCTCGCTCATCGCTGTCGATTCCGCTTTCCGGGCGTTTGTCCTTGTCCTCGTCCTCATCGTCGTACGGCAAAAATAGAGCCCCTTCTTCAGGGTATTCTTCTTCGTGGTCGTACCAACCAGAGCCAGAATGTGCGGCCCCGAAGCTGAAGGTGGCCCGAGCGTACAAGTCCGCCAGCATCCTCAGCTGCCGGCTGGTCAGTACGAGGTGTGTAGTCATTGCCCGACGATCTCCTTATAGGCAGCGAACCAATCGGTGCGGATCTTAGCCTGAGCTTCCTCGAGCGTCAGCTCTCCCTTGCAGACCCGCCGATGGAGCGTCGTCTCTACCACGTCCTTTTGCCGCGCACCCGGCTTTGGTTCCCAAGGCTCAGGCCAAAGGTTTTCAACCACGTTGTCGCCCCCCAGCTCGAGCGAGATCAGGTGGTCCACTTCATAGAGCTTCCGATTCTCCTTGGTCCACTCGATTCCGTAACGCTGAAACACCAAGCGTTTGGTCGCAGTCGTCACATGACGAGCGTCTTGGGTATAGCCCACCTTGCAAACGATCTCTTTGGTGACCCCGGCTTTAACGACGCCCGGTGTCAGCTTAGGATCGGGCATTGCAACGGCAAGCAAGATGGCTAGGACAAGGTCGAGCATTCGTCGTCAGAAGACTCTGCTTCCTTGGATTCATTGTGCCCGTTCGAGCGCTTCAATTCATCCCAATCTGTAGGGTGAATGACTCCACGGCATGTTGGGCAAAATCGGAAATCAGAAATACCGATCCAGATGCTTCTACAACTGTCGCAGCGCATTGGCATTGAATACTTTGAACTTTCATTCATCCGGGCTGGGGTGAGTGGGAGTTACTTCCATATCAGTTACTTCGGGCTCGGGTTCTGGCTGGAGAAATAGGACATAGCGGTAAATCTTCCGTTCGAGTCGGACAGGTTTGAGAGTGAAGCTCTTCCCGCCGAAATAGATCTGCCTGAAAATGTCATGCCCCGGCTTACCGACATCACGCAGGTCAAAGAGCCCAGTCTCCCTGGAAATGTCAGCTCTCTTAGGGGCCACACCTACATGCAGTTCAGAACAAAGCGGCAAAAGCTACTTCGGCTTGGATCCCGGAGGGGGGTCGAGCGGATCTCGGATTAGAGTAGGCGGCTCAATGTCATCCTTCATTCTCGTCTTTGGATCGGGAAGTTTCCATTCATCGCTTCCAAGCTTCTTTGTCTCGTCGAGCACTCGTTCTGCTGTGGCCTCGAGCTTTTTTGTTCGCTTTTGCAGCACCACATCGGCCTGAGCCGAAGCCTTCGCCTGAGCTCTGCTCTCTTCTTCATAGAGCTTGCGGAGTTGGTTTTTGTCCGGCTTCTCACCGCGGTGTTCAAGCATCTTGATTCGTGTGTGCGTTGTTTGGAAGGCATCCATCCATTCGTAGGGTTTCGAAAGGGCCAAGTCGCTGTCACGCTTGCCTGTCCGCTCCGATGCGTCTCGAAGGATCTCCGCTTTTTCATCGTCTAAGTATCCTAGGTCCTTAGCGGTCTCCAGAAAGGACCAATCCTTTTTGCGTCGAGTACCTGCCCACCACCAAATCATTGCAGCGATTACCATCAATATGAACAACACCAGCTCAGTGGACAGGATCACTGGCCCGTTCCCCGACGGCGCGAGCTGATGGAGGTCTCCAGGCGTTCCAGTCTCGACACGATAGCCTGAAGCAGTGTCGTCATTCCCTCTCGTTGCCGGACCATCTCGTCCACCGATGCCTGGAGTTTGTCGATAGTCCTCGTGATGGCTGTGATCTGTTCCACTTTCTCGCGGACGTCGCCACGGAGGAGGTTGGCCTGATCCTCGAGCAATTTGTTTAGTTTGGTTTCCTTGCCATTGCCCCACATCCATAAAAGCCCCAGTCCGGTCATCATCACCCCGAGCGCGCCCACCAATGCTCCGATGAACCACTTGAGTGCTGAGATGAGGTCATTGATCTGGGAGGCATCTGGAATTGGCATTCAAAACCTTCCGCTGATTCCACCAAGCACCCCCACGTTCCAAAGCCCAGATGTATGAGCCCCATAGCCTTCGACACCGAGCGCAATATTTTGGGTAAGACCGTACGAAGTCCGAGCGCGCAACTCCTCCCCAGTCGCAGAATTGAGACCTACCGCGGCATCCCACCTAAATGTGTGAGCGGGAGTGTGAGCACTAAAGTCGGAGAGATCATCCCAGCGAGATAGAGGGCCGGCAGCGGTTATTTCGGTCCCGTTGCCGGCACGATAGGGACCGCGGGCACCACCGTGGTAGCGGCAGCAGTAACCGCAGCCAGGGCAGCTGCCTCAGCTGCTTTGGCGATGTCGCCCGCGGTCTTCGGTGGATCGACGGTCGCACTCAATACCTTCAATCGAGAGTCGAGAAAGTTTTTGACTCCTTGCTCTGCCTGATTAACGAGCATTGGAGCGATGTGTTGGGCCTGGTCCTTTGCAGCTTGCCAAGCATCCTGGAGGACTTTTTTTCTGACATCTACGCCGAGCATTTTGCTCGTGGCCGTGTCTGCCAAAAACAAGGGCTTATAGATGGTCCACCATCCATCGATGTACTGGGCACCCAGGTTGCAACACGTTTGAAGGATTTGGAGACGCGTGCCCACCGCTTTGGATTGTGCCACCCACCGCAGTGTCCAAACGGCAGCTCCCACTAAGATGATGAGACCAGCAAAGATAATCGACCAAATGATGTCAGGTGCCATCGCTATTCTCCCTTGGTTTGGCTTTCCAAAAGTCCGCTCCCCAGGTCTCAATTCCGAAGGCGACAGCGCTTTCGGCATAAGCCTTGGCGGCTACGCCCCCGCCGTTGTATCGACGAATGGCATCGACGAAATCTCCGCGAGCCTCGCGCCATTTGTGTAAAAAGATGTTCACGCCAAATGACAGACAGAGGTGCTCGTCATTAGCGAGTTTTAGGTACGCAGTGCGTTCATCCTCGTGTGATCCAATCGATAAATTAGGCCTCCAAACGCCATAGTCGATGGCGCTCTTTCGATAGACTTGCATTGGACCGATGCTCGGGCCACCCGGGAAACGAGTTGAGTCCATATCGCCTACGTAAGGCGCCGGATGATCTACGCCTGCGTTTTCCTTCCAGATGATCGCCATGCAGCATCTCAGGACCGGCATGATTTCAGCGATGCCGTGCGCGCTGATTGTCCAGCCAACAAACGAAATGTGGCGATCGAAACCGGCGTTTCCGGTCTTCCCAGGATTGAAGACATCAGGGATCTCAATCATCGCGGTAACCCTGGGCCAGCCATTCTGTATCCAATCCGGGCCGCCTGAAAGTAGAGCGTGTTTCCTGAGGCAACTGCGGGGAACTCGAACCTGAAAACGGTATAGCTGTCGGTGGGCATCACTAGAGAGTTAGCCAGGTGAGCCGTCATAACCCCTATGCTGTTATTGGGCGCGCCAGACGGCTGTTCCACTGTCCATTCGGTCGGTGTGTAAGTATTCGTTCCCGTCTTTTGATAATTGGTAACAAGACACGCTGGCGCATAGGGACCCGAACCACTTGAGACTGCATTGATCAACACCGCGTAGTCACTATCTATCGACACGCCCACTGGGAACGGGAAGTTCCCCTCGACTGTCATGACTTGCGTATGGTCGATGTGAGTAAAACCGTGGCCTGGGAGGTAGCCCGCATTGAATGCGTTGACAAAGCCACATGCGGGAATCGTGATGATACTCAATAGTGGAACCGGCCACAGAAACGAATCGGCAGTGACTGTGTCGTCCATGACCACAGTCCCGTGCATGGTAGTCACAGCGCCTGTATGACCAATGCCATGATCGCTAGCGAAGTCGAGACCGTCTGATTTCAGCAGATAGATGAGCATCCAGCTGGAATCATTCCAAGCTGAAGAGCTTGAGGCCTTTGAATACATCGCATTCAGGCTGCCGATGGATTGCCTGTAAGCCGGCTGACTTGCATCGAGTAGGCTCCAGAGTCCAGTGCCAGAGTTCCAAGTGCAGTTCGTGCACAGTTCAAACGTGAGAACACCACTCGAGAGAAAAATGTAGAGCCGATTATCGCTATGCGCTGAGTTACCGTCATCGCCTTGCCAGATGAGGGTTCTGCCGCCGGTTGCGCCTAGGAAATTCCGAATCGATCGAATGATCGGATTCGTGGCAACTCCATCACCATTGAGCTGCACAAGGCCATTGAAGATCTGCTGAACGGTCCAGGAGAGCGCCTGGTTTGGAAGGTCATTCAGATACTGCATCCACTGATACACATTGTTTTGCAGCCAGTTCATGATCTGGGCTGGTGGTTTTTCATTGACCAGCCAGCCCACATCCTGTTTCCCGCTCATCGGTGTGGTAAGGGCACCGCCGGCGTCAGCCCAACGAGGAAGCGTAGAGGGTTTGGTTATTGGCATCCTAGAGAGCTCCCGAGAGTGCGCCGCCTACCGAAGCATCCGAAGAATCGCCCCAGCCAAGGCCATCCGGACAATCAGCGAATGAGAAAGTCAGTTCTGGAGTCGTGGGTGACCACTCAAATATGGTGCGAACGCCTGCAGACTTGGCCTCGTTTAAGATGTCTGCCAAATCATCGACGATCGGGATAGCGACCCCTGTCACGAGGAGAATGAATCCGGCAGGTGGGTATTCGTTGAGTACTACCTGGGCGTCAGGAATGAGAAGCGAGTAGATGGATAGGAGGTCTTCTGTCCTGCCCGCGCTGGTATTGATTCGAACCCGTGCCTTGATGCGAACGCGATAGGCATCATCCGTGCGGCCCTGCCTAGCCTCTCCAACGATGTCGCCAATGCCATCGAGCTGAACCCCCGTTGCCGAGTCGAGTACCATGCTTGAGATGATGTCGAAGGAGACCTGCTCGACATCTTGAAACTGGGCAGCGCACTTACCAATGAACTGAGTAAATTTTTCCTTGTCCTTGTACTGTTCAACCAGGCGCGCAATTGCCAGCGACTCATGATCAAACAGTGTCGTTGGAATATAACCGTCAGTAGATTGAGCGAACCCGGTAAGCGGAGAACGCGGGGGTAGAGCAGGCGGAGCCGGTGGCGTTATGGTGATGCTGACAACGCCAGCGGACATGTCAATTCCGCGGCTTCGTGTTCGGCCGTAACCATCTGGTTTGCCATCATCGAGGATCCAAGCGTTTGTCGACATCGTCTAATCCATCGGGTAGGCAAACCATTTCGGTTGAAAAAGAAGCGGAGACCCAGCTACCGGAGGGCCGGATGTGTTGTACCGGACAGTGAATGCGAATCCACCGGATGCCTGCCCTGGCGTGCCATAGCCGACAAAGCTGACGTCATCGTTGTCCTGGCCAGTATTGGTCACAGGGCTCGGCGCCGTTGCGTAGAGAAGAATGTGGTTTACCGTGGTAATGCCATCGGCACTCAGCACAGCCAGCCGATCAAAATTCGAACCAGGCTGACTGAATAGCGTTTTTAGATTTCGCACTTTGCCGCGGCGCACTTCACCCGCTGACCCGTTCGAATTGCCGGGCTCTGAGCCGTGAATGAGCTCATGATCGATGGTGACTACCCTACCCAGCGAATCCTGCTGGCCTCGGTCGGCATCCATGTAATAGGGCAGCCCCTTCGGAGCGACAATGTATTGCGTTGCCCAAACCTGGCCGCTCTTTGAGCGTAGAAGTGCGGCACCTCCCAGGTTGAGCGGGAGACTCGATTGAGAAGACCCCGTCTTGACCAGCCTGCCTGAGCCAAACGTGCAGCTAGGCACGTGCAGCACGCAATCGGTGTCTGTATCGTCATCAGGGTCCAGCGTTTGGGCAAGGTAGAGGTCAGAATAATTAGGCCCCACTGCGCTATAGGAACCCTGGCTTGGATCTCCACCCGTCCAGAGCATGAGAGCCTCATCTTTTAGGCTCAGGATGTATTGGCATTGGATCGTCATCGGATCCACGTTGAAAGCAGGGTTGGTGGCTTTGAAGTTGGTATTGAGCCGGCTTCTCATCCAGTCGACTGGTGATTGATTGGTGCCGGCGTGAGCAGTCGAGTCCCAGGTCTCAAAGATGGAGACTTGAAGTGGTACCTGACTATTTCCGTACTCCTCGAGGAGAACGTAAAAAGGTTTTATTGCAGAGGTGCACTTGAGGACAATGGCTCTAGCCTGGCGATACATGTGGCCGCCGCTGATGACTTCGCCTGGCCCGATTGTGTCAGCGATCGAGACATTGCCGCTTGAGCTGGATGGATTTCCTGAAACGGTATGCCAAGGCCCGCTTGCACTTGTGGCAACGAGTGTATTCGGTGCAACATCCCAGAAGAAGTTGGAGCTTCCGGCATCGGAGAAATGAACATCACCACTGCCGGCGTTCTGAGTGCCATAGGCGAACTTGATGGCTCTCTGATTTGTCGTCCTCAGGTCATCGTAGAGACTCCACTGTCCAACGCCAGAACCGACATCCGTTACGATCGCATCGAGGATCCCGATATGTGAACTGTTGTCTCCCGAGGCTTTGGCTGCGGCCAATTCACCGGAGAGCCCAGTATGCAGAAACATTGTCATGAGCTGACCACCACGATTCGCGACGTATCGAGTATGGGAATGTCCCGGATGTCCATGGGGAGATTTGCACTAAATGTTGGGCTGCTCGTGAGACCTACGTAAATGAGCGGGACGTCTATGACGCCTTGAACGCCAAGCACCGGGGCAAAAAGCGCATGTGTGATGACATCGTCAGCGATTCCATAATTTGCTTGGCCATAGGCAACGAGTGCAGCCTTGACCTGGTCATCGCCATCGACTGGGTATTGCGGTTTGGCTGGATCCGTTTGCTTGGTAACGTCGACTATCACATACACATTCTTTTCAGTCGGGCGATTGAATCGAATGGTATGTGTCGTCAGTTGCGAGTCAGTGACAGTCCCCACCGTCGTGCCAACCGTGTCTATCCCAGCTGCCTTTGACCCGAAGATGGCGCTTCGAACAGCATCGTCATCCCCGCCGCGCACAACGGCTTCAATGGTGTGGGGTGGCCTTCCATAGCCATCGGTTGAATCGGTGTCATTTTCGTAGACGAAAGCCTCTAAGACGCCGTCGACCTCCAAAATATCAGTGCGTGTGGCTTCGAAAGTGGAGCTCCCAGCTGCTCCATTTTCATTCGACTGCCGGATCCTGTAGGCAGGATCCGTTTCTATGAGTCTACCCAGCTGAGCATCGAGCGTGTTTGTGACCGACGTGAGTCCAGATACGGGCGTCTCGATGGTGGTCAAGGTCCCTGCTGGAGCTGGGATAGGGCCTTCATCTACTGACTGGCAAAGGATATTGGCCGAGCCAGAGCCGTCTAGGGTTGCATCGGCAATTGTGGTGAACTTGGCACCGGTACCAGTGACTGAAAAGATGCGCCCAGCGGACAACACGGTACCCGGGATGCCAATGGCAGTAACATAGACGATCGATGTAGCGGGCCCAATCCTTTTGACGCCCGTTAGGTCGCCGACATTGTCGAGCGATACGCCCGAAGCGCTCGAGCGAAATCGGGAATTATAAGAGGCCTGCGAAAGCTCCCAGATGTCGCTGACTCTTTCTGAGATAACCCCCACGAATTGACCGAAAACAGTCTCAGCACCGAGGTCTATCTGGTTACCGAAAACAGATTTCAAATCGTTCTGCAGTTCATCGACGATGACCGTCATTGGCTTCAGAACAAAACCTTGCGGAGTCACCCCATAATCGGTCATGTCCCACCGAGAGCAATGGTGTCAGCTAGGAGGCCGACATCCGTTTCAGCCTGATACGCAGCCGTTAGTTTTCTCGTTTGACCTACGTAAGAAAGGATCATCGAGACGACGTCTTTGACGCCGGCGACGCTCAGAATGCGATTGCGAATCACCGAACGAATGATGTCTGGATTGGGGTTTTTAACGAGAACGTCTTGAAACCAGGGGGTGCCCTGAGTCGTGTCCAAATACCATTCGCCTAAGAAGAGTTTGAGGGCCTGCGGGATCCTCTGAATGATGGCCTGAGCGTCTTCCACGAGGCCAAGATCACCCGTGGAAATGTCTAGGTCGCCGTTCTCATCGAGCCGGATATCGCGTGCGATTCCCACATGCTCTAGTGGGATAACAAGATTAGTGAAATCGCAACTAGGTCTTGACTTTGACGGTAGCGCTTTTCAGTGTGCCTGGGCTCGTCTGCGGTGCAACTGGAGTGCTCGTGGGACTTCCAGGGGCTGCCGACGCGTGCGTATGGGAATTGAAAACTGAAACGAAGCCACTCAAAAATGTCTGAATCGCCTGCCCCAAAGCAACGTATTCCCCGGGTGAATCACCGAGCTCGATCGAGCCATCCTTGACCGCGATCTGAGTGCCTCCGTCCTTGCCCAGAGTAATGCCTTCGGAAGACGCGCCCGTGGCTGCCTTACTCTTCGGATTAATCCCAAAGAAAGCGATGGCATCGGTTAGGTCATGCACGCGTGGATCGATTGGAGTCACAACCCCGCCATTCTCCAGCCATTCATCCAGCGAACGCTCACAGAACCAGAGAACGCAGGTGTCTCCTTTTACGATCGGAAAGGTAATGCGAAAGCCGCCAGCAGACGGCCAAGCAACCGGCACATTGGGTATGACGGGAAAGCTCTCTTCAACTTCGTTCCCATCTGAATCGAATAAGGTCTGTCTGAGCTGCGGGGAGACATCGACCATCTGCTTGTCTGGATAGTAAGCCTCGACCGATCCGACAAGGCAGGTATGGACCTCTAACTGCCGCTTATCGATTGCGGCCTTGACCACGTCCATCATCGAGGGGGTTCTAGGAATATCCATAAATATCAATCCTATACAGGCGAGCACTCCATCTCGGTGTAATAGTCCTGACCGGCTGTATCTCCTTTGTGCTCGACGCGGGAGAGCCGGAAGTCGCCTTTGGTTCCTTCGCATTCGATGTGCACCTTACCGCCTGGGTAGAGCCTGGGTTCCACGAGGCACTTCACCTTGAGAACGCTCTTGCCTCCTTCAACGCCGGTGACCTTGTCCTTGTGAGGTGTCCCGTGTTCAGGAGAGCCAATGAGGCCATGCTGAGGATCAAGTGAGACAATGTCGCTCGTGGCGACATCGTCATCCCCGAGGATTTGAAGTTTACCGCTTTGAATGGACCACTGAAGGCCTGCGGCATCGAGTGCCTTCTCGAGTTCTGCGATGGCGAGTCCGTGAGCCACATAGCCATTCACGAACTGGTCAGCGCCCTTGCGGAATCCGCCCTGAGAAACCCGTTTCTCTAAATTGCCTAGGTCGAGCGAATCTGTCAGCCCTTTTGCAATGTCTCGGATAACCGCAGCAAGCTTCGTGCCTGCCTTATAGCTTTTTGAGATCCTGACATCCCGAAATGCTTTATCGCCATCGGCTGCTTGCACCTTGGTGATCCAATCGGGGCCATCACGAACATGGTCGACTGTCCTTACCGTCCCAGAGAAGATGATCCCCAGGCTGTGATCGACATAGCCGGCTTCAACTACCACCGGAACCCCTCGTTTTTGCATTCCGGATCGGGTTGTCTTCGAAAGGTTGTAGATATCGATTTTGAGCAAATTGGGTTCAGGCGTGAGCGTCTTTTTGACCTCGAATTTCATCCGGAGGTCTTCGACTTGGAGGGTGTTGACCGTTGCGCGAACCCGCCGCCCATAGAGCTGGCTCATTGGCCCCTCAGTACATCCCTGAGCTTGATGCCCTCATAGTAGTGGAGCTCAACCCTGGTACCAAAGTCTGTAAGTGTCGGCGGTTCGTCTGTTCCAGACGTATCGAATGCGAGAAAGTCACCAGCGGGTAGTGCCGGGTCGGAATATTGAGAAATGAGGGGGAATCCGAGAACGATCTTTATGCCACCCAGCAAAAGGACGTCGCCAGAATCGTAGATGTTGAGAGCCCAGGCGCTGTCACGATCGTTCCATCGGAACTCAAGGCGAAAGGTCACGCCATCGAGGGAGATCTGATAGTCGAACCAGGCGACGCCGGTTTCGATTGGGAGTTCTTGGACTGCCATCTACTTCCCCGTAAATGCCGTGATGAGATCACTGATGCCATTTGCCGCCGATTTGCTTGAGCCAACCAACGTTTTCAGAAGCGACTGCCTAACCTTGGGTGGATCTGCAGGCTTGTTCGGCTGAGTATTGCCTTTCGAACTCTTCGGATTAGCCGCCGGCTTTTTAGACGTCTGCTGTGCCGCCTTCACGGTTTTGTTTTGCACTATCTTGATTTCCTTCAAGGTAATAGAAAACCTCAAAAGGTCGCCATTTGCCGGCTCTCTAGGGAACGACAAACTCTTAATCACCATGTTGTTGTATTGCTGGAACCGCGAATTGACCGAGATCAGCTTGCCTGTGTCACGTATGTTTTTCAGCTGCTCGAAAGCAATTCGGACGATGCTTCCGGCATCCACTGTTGGATCTTGGGTGACAGCTGCGCCTCCACTTCTTATTGCCTGAATTCCCTGTTGATTGGCTGCATCTCGGCCGACGGTGTCTTTCGTGACGATCGACGTATTGGAAATGATGCATTCGAGGGTGAGTACGGTTGGCTGAGGACGAACATGGTCTGTGATGTTGAATCCCACTTCGACCGGATGGTCCGTCGTCTCGGACTCATATTGCGGTGTTTCCGAAAGGGTGGCATCGACCGTTATACTGTCGAGGGTCGTGGGTGTCTTCTGATAGACGAGAACGATCGACGACATTTAACGTCTTCCCCCGCCTTGGACGTTTTCGAATGCCTCTCTCATGAGCTCGTTATGGTGTTCCTGAACGGCATCCCGAGTCGCCTGACCTATTTCCTTTGGATCTGCTCCACTCTTCACATTGACGGTGATGTTGTTGGTTTGGGGCGCGTTGATTTGTGGGCCTACAGGTCCTGAGACGTTTGTGCCGTTTGCGGGGACAGCGGCAGCAGCCGTCGCGTTCGGAGAGCCACCAATGCCGAATGCCGACTCTGAAAGCTGCACCTGGTAAAACTTGGGGTTCTTTTTCATCTCCTCGATAGACACACGCATGGTGTGGTCGTTCAGCCATTTTCTAATGGATGACTGCTCCCACCAATTGCCGATGTCGATGAACAGTTTTTGGATATCGAACAGGTATTTAAGAACCGTACCAAAGGACTCGGATACTCCCGAGACCCATTTCACGATGTTATCGTACCAATGAAGGATCGATCCTGAGAAATCAGTGAGATAGCTGTCACCGTCCGTTGCAAACGTATACATCTCATCCAATAACAGAACGATCGCTGCTACTGTCAGTGCAATCACGAGCGGGATGGCAATCATCTCGAGCCCAAAATATTTTATGACATTTACAAGTTGCTGAAACGAGGACACTAGATCCCCCCCAACGGCCTTGGCGGTATCAAATAGGCGAGGTAACAAGAGCGCAAACATCCCAGCCAATACAAAACCGTTGGTCGCCAACCCCGTCACGAGTGAAACAACAGCCGTCAGGATCTTCCAGAGACCAAGCAAAGCTCTGCTAAATCGAGTGATAAACTCATCTATTTTCTGAGTAATGACTTTACGATTGGCTAAAACCCAAGCTTCCATTGCTTTTATCGCGATGGTCACTGGTTTGATGAATGGCGCGGAAATGGCGCGGACCAGGCCCAGTAGAGAGAGTTTGAGCGTATTGAGGCTCTCCTGTAGTTCTAATCCTTCCTTCACCATTTCATCGCCCATGACAAATCCCGCTTCATGAGCGCGCTTCTTGAGTTCTTCAAGGCCTTCGGCTCCTTTGGCCAGGATAGGCAGCAGCTCTGTACCTCCTCGGCCCATGAGCTTCATCGCTACGGCCGTTCGCTGTGCTGGATTGGGAATCTTTTCAAGAGCCGTGGCCACTGTCGTCAACATCTCGTCTGGGCTCTCTGCAACTAACCTATGTGCGCTAAGCCCCGCCTGTTGAAATGCGATCGAGAGTTCGGCTGATCCGTGGGTTGCCTCATAGGCATTTCGCGCTAGAAAGCGCATGCCATGTTCCACTGCCTCTAGTGAAATGCCGCTCGCTCGAGCGGCATAATCGAGCTCCTGAACCTTTTCGGTGGTGATGCCCATCCGGACCGCGGCCTTGGATGTCTCCTCCGATGCCCTAGCGGTGCTACCGATCATGGCTGCAAGGCCGACCGCAGCCGCGCCAGCAGCCACACCAAGCCCAATGGCGCCGGCTTTCAGGAAGCCTAGGATGGATAGGCCGCCCTCTTCCTTGCCTAGTTCTGCCAGCTTTTCTTTGACTCTGCCGACGACCTCAGACGCGCCATTCCAAGCGGATCGGTCGAACTCAATATCCAGTTTGCTGAGAAGTTCTTCGACTACCATGGCTTGCCCGCCTTCGCCTTTCTCATTGCCTCCTGCTCAACCCGTTCCTTCATTTCGTGGATGACGTCTAAGGCCTCATTCGCTAGAGCGACATCATCGATTGACCAGCAGCGTTCGATTTCCTCCAGCGTTGCGCATTTTTCGATCAGAACGAGGCGCCAGATAGGCCACTCGATCATCAGTTCCTGACTTAACTTGTCGCCTGATTCAGATACTGAGCGAACAGGCCTTGGCCTCCGGTTTTGATAAACTCTTTGATAAAATTTCCGAAATTCAGCTCCCCAGCTGCGAACAACAGCTTATAGATGTCGAGCACGGTGCTATCGCCCATCACCTGGTCGAAGACACCAAGCAGTGGCGTCTTACCGGATGGCCCAATGACTTCGGCGTTCTCCAATAATCGATCGATGAGCTTCTGAAACTCTGTCTCAGGGAGCAGGGCAAATAGCTTTTCAGCCATTCGCCCTGCGTCAGCGAGCGTGATGTCAGCCTTGAGAAGGCGCCCGTCGAGCGGCACTCCTAAATGGCCGAGAGCAGGGACAACGATTGACAGCAAATAGTGCCAAAGGCCAATGGCCTTACGCGGGGGAAGCTGGTGCAGGACGATCTTGTTGGCTCCTACCGTGATTTCCTTCGTTGCTCGTGGCATCTATCCTCGCTAGGCCGCTGCTATTGCATTCGACCCGCCTATGAACACATCGGCGTCGTTGGTCATGAGGTTCCACTCCATTGGAGTCGATTCCTTGCCGTATTTGATATCCGGAACACGGCTTATCCAGGTATTCGGAGCTGTCACGAGCGTTCGTCCGGTCAGATCTTCAAGCGAGAATGGACCGATCCCGAGTCCAGTCCGCAAAAGCGCAAGAGCAGCGGAGAAGTCGTCATTGGATGGACTGCTCGCCAGAAGAGTCAGTTTGATGGTCATTCCCCTGTTAGGGGAAATGCTGATTACTGCATCCCCGCCGTTTCCAATCATCATCGTGGTTGTGTCTTCGATCGGAGCGATCTCAATCATCGAACCATCGGCGAATTGGAGCACGGGGGATCCTAGGTAGGTCACGATAACCAGCTTGGGATCAAAGATTGCGAGTGCCATTTATGGTTCTCCTTAGATGATGATTTGACCTTGGATCTGAACTTTGTGGATGGCGCCTGCATAGGTGCCAGTAAATGAAACGTTGGGAAGAATTCGATTGGCTTTGTCGTTTGAATCTACGTCTGCCACCTTCGGCGCCGTAACAGTCGGCTTGGGATCAGGTGAAAGCCCACCGATGTCCACCGCGGCCTTCAGTTTGTTGCGGATGACCCCGGTCACAATCGCCACTCCCGCATCTGTGTAGGGAATCTTTTTGGCCGGCTTGATGACACCAAAGATGCCTTCTTGAATGCGTGCCTTCAGCCAATCCCGGAAGCGAACGATGTCGATGTATTCATCTGAACTGACGATTCCTTCCGTCGTCATGTTATTGCCGCCAATGGTCTCGTAGTAATCGACGTACTTAGCGATGAGAAAGTTCTCCTCAGTCGCGGTGAGGGTATAGACGGCAACGCCGGCGATCGTTTTGAACTTCCAGGTCTCAGAACCCGGGTCGAGCGGTAGGCAAGCTCCAAGCCAGCCTGCATCCAAAAAGGCACCGTTATTGGGATGAAAGACAACCGCTGTCCGATCGAAGGCCGATGCCTTGGTCAAGGATCCGATGTCCGAGGTGGAGCTTGTCACCATGTCGGTATCCTGTGACTCGGCTAAATAGATCTTCTCATTGGCTTCGACCCAAGCTGCTGCGGCCATGATTTCGGCTGAGGAATTGAAGAGGGTTACGAGGCCATACCAATCATTGTCATAGATGGCGACTGCTGCGAGGTCTGTAGCGATTCCACCATCTGCATGATCCTGGATAAGGCCGAGTAGAGCACGGTTTGCAATCGTGAGCGTATGGAAGTCGCCCGGGTTATTCGCCACGATTCTCAGAAAGGTATTGCTCCCTTGGCTAGAAGTGGTGACGGACAACGTCAGAGCATCGATGGCAGTTTTCAATCCGGTGATGATCTCCGTCAGAGTCGCGCTTGAATCACTGGTGTAGCTGACGAGATGGCCGTCGATGGTGAGCGAATATGTGGTGTTGTTTACGGCAACCGGAGTGACCGCCCAGCGCTGAGTCGGTAAATGCGTCCTTACGCCAACCTTCACTTGATCGGGGGAAGGATTCTGAGAAAAGATTGTTTGAACGGCCAAATATTCTGGGTCGGAGGTGGCAAATCCGTCCGAGACCATATCGTCCGCGGACGTGTAGCTTCTGACCAGTTCGCCTGCTCCGAAATGCGCGCCACCCTTGCACCCCAGCACAAGCGGCGTACCAAAGCCTTGCTGGGTGACACGCGCAGAGAGCGTGGTGATTTGGATGTTCACGATTTCTGAAAGATTCGCCATTGGTTACCCCTGGGTGATGGTGCCGGTCGTGTGAACTTCGTCGATGTATCCGCTGTATTCGGACACGGACTCCGCAACGTAAAAGTGAATGTCCAGCTGTGCTCGGCTCTCCCAAAGCGCATTGTCGATAGCTGACAGATCTCGGATTTGGCTGAAGTCAAAGATGCTCAGCCCAGCGTCACCTAGATTTGCTATTTGAGACGGCAGCGCAGCACTCGTCTTGAGCTTCGACATGAGGGCAAATGCTGAGCCATTGCCAATGGCCTCTTGAGCCGTATAGGCATTGACCGAGAGCATGAATTGGCGATTGCCCTGCACCCTTTGCTCCACTTCCTGACCCGCCGGCCTCGTGAGATCGGTAAAAGAGCTGACGAAATCGATTCCGTCGGTATCGAGGTTGGCTCGATACATTGAGACAAATGGCTGGCTCGGCTGTTCACCTTCCTGACGAGACCAGATGACTTTGGCGTCATCGAGACCGGTGCCGGCCTTGACCCACGCTTGAATCGCATCCTCTATCGTTGGCCAGTCCATTAGAGCTGTATCCTTTGCGCAATGGACTTCCAGAAGTTCCCTGATTCCCAGTGCTCGACATTTTCAATCTGGTATTGTTGACCCTGATAGTTGAGTTGGTCGGCATCTTGAGCGGTATCGGAGCTGGCCGTTTTGAGTTCGACGGTCGTATATATGGCAATCGTCTGTTGACTCTGAAACCCTTCGGGCAAGCGCTGCAGATCCATACCAGAGAGAGGGACAACCACCGCGGGGATGCTGAATGTGCTCGTACTGCCCGCTTGTCGCCTTCCCGCAACGTATGTGGAGGATCCCGCCGAGATCCTACTGACGGTATAGGTCCCTGTCGCGTAGGACGAAATGAGGTCCGAGAAGTCGCTCATGGCGTACTCTTCCCTTGGATGGCATTTATGAGCTGACCCGTATCGATGAGCGGCCGGCTCGAGCCTTTGCGCTCAATGGTTTTCGCGGCAAGCGGAGTGAGCGTATTGCCGAGGATGATTCGCTTTTGATCTTCAGCCATCTCCAATGCGATGAGATCCATCGCCTGCTTTGGCTTCATGTCGCCACGTGCAACTCGCTTTGAGAAGAGAGCGGCCATGCGAATGTATTTCTTTTTGTTCTTCCGAAAAGCCGACCGCATAAACGATCGCTCCGGAATAGTGGCTGTCCCGAATTCGTGGATGGAAGCTAACTCAGCATTGGTGATGTCGCCCTTCGACCGTGGAGACGTATCGTGAAAGACGCCTGCCTTGGCTTCTGATTTAGGGCCGAATTGGGAAAGACGCGCCGCAATTGCCGAGAAGCCCGGGCCCTTGCTCGAGGTCGTGAATTTGCCAAACACTAGAGCACGCTCACAGTCGGGCCAACGGCACTGCGACATAGGCTTAAGAAAAGCCGGCCATAGGAAGACGAACCGTACCCTGCCTCTGTCGGATTCGAAGGTTTGGCGCCGTAAGCCTTGGACAACGGCCCTACGCGTTCTTCGGTCACGGTTCGATTGACGTACTGTGGGTATGTCATGCTCAGCCTGTGCGCGGTCACATAGAAGATGGCGAGGTCTTCTATCGAACCGTTCGAAAAGCTCGTTTGACCGGGAACAATGATGAGCTCAGTGTCATCGATGGCGGCTTGAACAGCTGCGTCAGAGACGGGAGCGAATTCGGGGGCCCTGAGCCGCACATAGGCAAGATCGACGCTCACGGCACCACCTTCGTGAAATCGATGGCAGCCGAGCTCATCATGGCGGCATGGCCCGCAGTCGTGGGATGGGTTCCGTCCTGGGTGAACGCGTGAAACCAATAGCCGCCATCCATGGTCAAGACACCCGAGGAATTGGCTTCAACCGCCTTGGCGGTGTCCCAGACAAGGACAACCGGACTGGGCTTCGTTCGAATCCAGTCGTTATAGGCAACGCGAATGGCCTCTATGCCACTATCTACCGGAGGGGAGCCGTCGGTCGCTGCAGCGGTCCTTGGCGTTAGCGTCATGGCTATAATTTTGAGGCCGCGCATCGTACAGCCGGACCAAAGGTCCTGAATGTCGCTCTTCAGCTGGCTCAGGGTTCGGCCATTCGCATAGAGATCGTTGGTTCCGTATTCGACGGCGCAATGAGTAAAGCCGCCCGCTACCTGCATTCGAAATTGCCGAGCCTTGAATCCAACAGCGCCTTGAGCCGTATCGCCTGAACGGCCCATGTTGATAGACGGGATATAGGCACCGTTGAGCCCTCGCGTACCGAAGCCCCAGTCCGGATACGCGGGTGCCTCGTAATAGCCTTCGATTATTGAATCGCCGAGCAGCATGACAGACGGAATGGGCGATGCCGTATGGCCAAGGATGGCAAGTGGGGAATAGACCTGCATCGCCTGAACGGTTACTGAGCCTGGATTAAGCGTTTTGTCGACTGGGCTCGTCGACTCATCGCCACCCTCCCCTATGTTGACGAATGCCGTGACGCCTAGCGGAAATTGTCCAGCGCTCGGGACAGTGACGTATGTGGCACTGTAAATAAAATCGCCCTTTTTGACCTCGAGCGGGACAGGGTCTGACACGACCAATGCGCCTGGATCGATGGTCACAGAACGCTTGCCACCGAACATCACAGGGTAGACAGCTGGCGTTCCTCCGTTGGTCGGGTATTGAACGGAAGCCTTTACGGTTAGACTGCTCGGCCCCGCTGTCTCACCGCTGATTCCCCATGTCCAATTTCCATAGACCAGGCGAATATCTTGGGTGTCTGCAAGCGCCTGGTGCTGCACCTTGAATGTCCCACCGGTGACAGTTCCATCCGATAGGGCGTAATAGCCAACGGCTCGACTGAAGGCAGGTGAGCCGGTCACGGCCGCCGTGGTCTTAGTGGTGGCCGTGCTGGTTGGCGTGGGAATTGGGTAGAGTATAGGGGCCCAAGTCAGCGCAAGCACTGACGACAACAAGGCCAGGGGAAGCATTCCGGCGTTTGCCATTGCGTTCCCTTCACTTCTTGGACGCGTCCTTTGGCTCGACTTTGACCTTGTCGAGTTGCGCCTGGATGGCATTCGTAACCGTCGACCGCTTATCCGTCTTCAGCCACTGATTGAGAACGTTGCGATCAAATGTCTCAGCGACGAGCTTCACCGCCTCACTAACCGAGAATGCAGACAAATCGTCGTTGTTCCCCGTTGCATCGACTACCTCGAGGTCTTTGGTTTGTAGGTAATGCTGAATGAGTGGGATTTTTTTGGCTTTCTCCCAATCACTGGTCTTCACCTCGATGTTGACGCCAGGCTGAAGCAAAAACAGGCCACCGATGTTGTGAATGTTGGGCTGGTTCCATTTCAAAATCATTTCTATCTCCTAGATCCCGTCCGCATAGATGATCGCCATCGGCCGGAAGACAATCACGCCTGCGCAGCGTCCATGGCAATCGGTGACGTATTCAAGGTTTCGCTTCTCTGCGGGCAGCTGCTCAAACTCCTGCGGAATGCGCAGGGTCAACACGTTTGGATCTCGGCGAAATCCGACCATGCGATCGGTGGCTGACGCGCCCGCCCCTTTGAGCTTCTGCCAAGGGGTGACAGTTACTCCTTCGTTGTTTTTGAGGAAGAACTCCAAAATGGTTGTGTCCGAATTAGGCGAGCGCGCGATCGTTGAAATGATCGTGTACTGCTCGCGTGGCATCGCAATCGCATTGATGTCTTCAATGTCATTCGTGGTGTTAGGGACCTGGCCTCGGAAATTATTGAGGTCGAGTAAGATTTCATCAGGCGATTTATTTGACCAGAAAGTAGTTCCCGAAGTGACTCCGTTCGGCACCGTAAACGTTTGCGCATTGGGCTGGTTCAGCAAACCGAGCAAGCCATAATCCGCATTTCCGGTTGACCCGATGGTATCGACCAAGACTTCGAATGCATCGCGTGCAATTGCGGCGCGTCTGCTTTCGAGGTCGACCCCCAGCTTCGAGGCCAAGCGAATTTCTTGGATGTTATATCCGTAGGCGACGCCTAGAGACTTCACCCTTGCCTGGGTCGGCGTAGCCTTTATGTCCACTCTGGGCAAATCATCCGCGTAGGACGAGATGATCTTGGCGGCGCCTACCTTATCGTAGGTCATGTAGGTGATGACATCGCTCGGATCCGGCGTGGTATCGACTGGGATGAGCTGACGGGCCTTCAGCTGCGGGTAGAGGATGTCGTAGGTCTTGGCCTGAACATTTTGGATCTGAACAGCGGCGAACAGTTGTTCCACCGAGTCGAGAATCATTCGTGGTTGCATTTTAGTGTCGCCTTTCAGTTCGGTTAGAAGGTGGTGAGGTGGGCCGATACATCCACCTCAAGGAGTGCGAAGCCGTTGGCACTCGCAGTAGTGAGGTAGACAAAGCCTTTGGCCTGGACGGCTGTGCTGGTATCGGCGCTCTTTCGAAAGGCGCCTTTTTGAGTGCCCGTGCCCGAGGCGTAGCGAATAAATGCGTTATCGCCCTTATTCACCGCCTCTTCGACCTGAACCCAGATACGGCCCTTGCGCATGACTGGCATCGCATCTGCGACGGCATATCCACCGTTCACGAGATCGGTCATTCCGGCCGCGCTGTAGACCGTTACACCTAGGAAGTGGTCGCCGGATGTACCCGGAAGCTTAGCCTTTGCATCCGAGGTTCCCTTGATGACGGCTACTCCGGGAGGGATGGTCACGGTATCGCCATTGGCGAGTGAGTCGCACGTATCGTCAGAGGCATCGGCTTTCATGCCGGCCATCGCTACGTTTGGGGTTTGATTGTAAGTAAGCTGCATTGTCTTCTCCGTGGAGTTGGTGGATTAGGGCTTGAGCGACTGCTTCCACGCTTCTTGGTGGCGCTGAATCATCTTTTCGCGTGCGCTATAAGCGTCGACATGAGTCGTTTGAGCGGCATGAGCAGCTTCTCTGAACACTCCCAGCGCTGATCGGCTCTCGTACTTGAGAGCTGTCTCAAACATTCCGTTTAGGTAGGCGTCATCGATCCCGTCCTCCTTGAAAGTCGGGTCGAGCTTTTTCAGGACTTCGATCTTGATCCTGCGTTCGTCGTAAGCATCAAGTCGGACATCGCTGCCCAGGACCTGGCGCGCTTTGGTCTCAAGATCCACCCTGGACTTGACGAGGGCTGATAGCTGCTCGGGTGATAGGTCGGCCTTGGCCAGCTGCTTTTCAGTGGCATCCAGTTTGCCCTTGGTAGTGGCAAGCTCATCTTGCAGGGATTTGAGCGCGTCCTTCGCGTCCGTAACTAGTTTTTCTTGAGCGCTGATGTGTTTTTCAAACGCCTGAAGAAATGATTCGCTCCCGGGATCGTAGTCGACCCCGTCCAGTTTTACTTTGGGCATGGTGCTTCCTCCGGATGTGCTGCTGGTTGCAGATGTGGATGTGCCTGTGCGGAAACTCGATGAGGTCAGTTCAGCCTGAGCAGCGTCTCCTGAATCGAGGCGAACTCGGATGTCGGGGCCCGCTCTGCCGGTATCCACGATCGCGACATGATTGCCGCGGATCTTTCGCTGGACACAGTCGTATGGCTGACCGTTATAGGTCCCTGCTTTGTCCTCGTGATCGCAGGTGTAACCGCAAGAGACCTGATACTTTTCTTTCCGTAGAAGCTTTCCGATGAGGTCCTCATCGGTGATGATCATCGGGCCTCGGACCTTCTCATCATCCTGACGGATTGACTCCCCCAGATGGCCCTTGGCCCTAACTCTCCAATTCTTAACGGTGACCTTCGACTCGGGCGGGTGCTCATCCGTGACCGGTACATGCTGAAAACTTTTGAGGCTCTCGGGAGCAAAGACTTCTTCCGGTAAGCGCAGTTCGCGACGCACAGAGCCATCTGGCTCCAAATAGGTGAATACGCCTGTGCGAGTGAGAAATGCGTCTACCTGGAGAAAACCACTGTCCAGCCGCACTGGGGCGTTGAGTTCTGAGCTGTCGTACCTAAATGCCAATCAGGACTTCTCCCTGGAGTCCCGATCAATGGCGATGATCGAATCTTGGGAATGTCAAGAGGCCTTGCTAATTACGATCGTCGGCAGCACGCCGAGCGCGAGAACTTTTTCGCGACTACACCGCCAAGCGGCCTCTATGATCCAGCTCAGAGGACGATCTTGCCGCGCTCCGGCTGCTTTGAGATCTGCGAGCAACGATTCCCTAAGGCTTAGCGAAACGCGCGCGGTACGTTCCTTTTTGGAAAGCGGCCTCATTCTTCCTCAATCAAAGGCGATAAATCTGGCTCTGCGTGGCATCGGCACTGGATCGGTGCACCTGGATGACCATCCTCTGGTGGGTCGTTCCACGAGAAACTCTCCCCTTCCCTATCCCAATGACTCGGGTCTGCTTTGGGATAGAGCCCGGAAGGGTTTCCTCGAACACGTTCATCAAGCGATGTTCGCCAGACATAGCTCGTTATTCCTAGTCCCTCTTGCTTCAACTGATTCAGGTTCCCGTTTAACTTTCCTATCTGGTCCCTCGCAATCAACATCGCTCGACTCGTAGCGACTTCATGACGCCGTTCAATGTCCTCCGCTAATTTGTCAGCCCTGACACCGCTCCTAAAGGAGCGATAGACTAGATGCTCCACTTGGCTTAACTCCTGGTCTGGTATCGACTCGATGAGAGCCACATTCTCCTTGATGAAGCCCTTTAAGATTCGCTGCTCCTTGGTCAACTTGGCATCGCGCTTAAACGCCTTCGGGTCGGGTAGAAATCCGAGTCCCGCAACGAGCTGCTTGTTGAGTTCGTGGATCTGGAATATTTCGACTCTTCGAGCATACTCGGTGACCATTCGTTTTATATGAGCGCGAATCAGCTCATGCGATGTCTGACTTCGAATGCGTCGAATGGCTTCCGAGATAGTCGCCTCTGTGAGCGAGTCCAGTCTGGCAGTCACCTCATGGTAGATGAGGTTTTTAACTCGGAGTAGGAGTGCAGAGATCTCGGAAAAGTAGCCCAATTCGAGGGCTCTAGGTTCCAGCTGGCGAGGAAGTGGCGGCCTTTTTTTATAGAAATGATATCCACGGAGCGCAGCCGCTCTCGCTCTTATATGCTTGACCAACTTGGAAGCCATTTATGCGGCTTCCGGCGCAGCCGTTCCTGATTCAGGTTCATTCGTTTCAGGCTCGATCGGCTCGGGAGGAGCAGCAAGTATTTGCTTTCTGGTATCAACATCGATGTGAGTATCGGTGGAATACTCATCACCACCGAATCGGCTAATGGCGACTTCTTCTGGCCTGAGCACTTGTGTATTGACGTAGATCTGATCTGCTTGCGCTTGAGTAAACCGCAGCTGACCCTTTTCCAGTTCAGTCAATTGCCAAAGGGGATTGAATCGGATCGACCAGTTCTCTGGCTCTTTGCCACTCGTTGGCCCTGAACGGGAGAGGAATACGAGCTTCGCGATGCGATTCAGAATTGGCAACAGCTTGGTCCGTTGCCAGGCGGCCACTTTGTCGTAAAACCAGCGAATGTCTGAATCACCCGTGGCATTCAGGCCCGCCGGCGCTTGGCCCATGAGGAGGGTGACCGGAATGTTCACCGCAGCCGCGAGCCTCTCCATAAATTTATCCAGCATCTCAGGGAACCCAGCGAGTGAAGTCGTTTTGCGTTCGTATTCTTCGCCGTCTGCGTCCATCACTGTCGCTCGAATCATTGAACGAGCCTGTTCAATGAGAGAGAGGCGATCTAAAACGGCACTCGCATTGTTGGTGACGATGAGGTCAGCGAAGCCTTTGATCTTGTAAATCGCATACATGAAATCTTGCAGTAGGATCGCTGCAGAGTTGTAGCCCATTTGAAACTGCTCGATGACGCGCAGCACGCGATTGAGGATTGAGTCGCCCCAGCCGAAATTGCGTTGCTTGTCATAGTTCGACGTCCTAACACCTTCGAACCGAATTACCCGAGATTCGTGGATGATAAGACTGCTTAGGTTTGCAGCCATGAGTGGCTGCCCGTTAACACCGAGCAGAGTCCCCTGTGGAATGGTCGTTGCCTGGATTCGGTAGTATTCCACGTCACCATATTTGGCCTTGGTAGGATCCGCATAGTAGCTCTGCGCCACGAGTTCTCTTGGCGTGAGAGGATTTACCCAGTCAAATGAGCGGATCGCTTTTTCGTTGAGCGGGATCGACAGATCTCGGGTTCCATCATCAACACCCAAGATCCAGCCCGCTCCTCCGAAGGAATTTGCATCGATAAGGCTGCCATTGGTCTTTTGCTGGAGATTCATATCGTCCAGTTTTGCCATGATCGCTTCTTCGGCTTCGCGATCACCCTGTATCCTCACGTTCATCCACTCGCGAGTCATTTCATCTGGGATGACTTCTACACAGCGAGCGGCCATGTCATCGCCACGAACAAGCTCTTCAAAGAACGGCTGCCTTTGGTTATGGCCTGCAGGAATGAATTGGTTGCGAGTGGTCTTGTCGTATCCAGTCCCGACATGGGTAATGAAGTTTTGCCAACCATCTAAGCGTGTCAGGGATTTGGTCTCTGTCATCGAGTTGCCATTTGGAGAAATCGTGCCACGTCCGAAGTAGGCGCAAGTGCATCATAGGCAGCTGCGGATGCGTCCACTTGATCGTCATGGTCATCATTGATGCCCGTGAAACTCAATACCTCCGAGAGATAGAGATCAAGCCAAGGGGCCGCTTCAGGGACATGGACATGAGCGCTATTCCAGGCCGCGGCGAATGGTTGAGCACGAATGAATTTGTCGGCGATTGCTGGGTAGGCCTCTATTTGAACTCCATTCGGCAACATCCCCATCAGATCTACGGTGCCTTTTTCTGTCCCGGCTATTTTGGTAACGAACTTTGCGCGCGGCTTCCGCAGCCTAATGGTTTGTAAGACGCCTTTCCATTCATCGGTGCGCACCTGCTGCCTAGTGACATTGGTGATGAAAATGTCCTGAATCTTCGGGTCTGCCAGGCTTGGAGCTGCAGTCATCTCAACTGCTACAGACCAGTCCGAGCTGGTCTTCTTTGTATAGGCCCAGTCGATCCCAACGGCTTCTCTCATGCCGGATAAGGGAAGTTCCCGATAGGTTCGTACGTCTTTGAATACCGCCCCGCCTCGAGTCCTTGGGCGTCCCTGATAAAGGCTTATCCAGGTGTATTCGCCATTGGCTTTGATCTTTCCCAGTTCTTCGACGGAGTGCCTCTCTGGCCAGAGGGCTTTACCGTCTTCGTCGATCGCAGGGAGGCAGATGTATGGCCATCCCCTTTCTTTGATGAGCCGACCTGCAAGATCGTCCGGGTGCCACCGCGCCATGATGATGAGCGTCGATGCCCCTCGCTCTCTGCGGGTATAAGCAACGTCAGTAAACCAGTTCCATCTCTGTTCACGAATGACCGCGCTTTCGGCTTCCACTCGGTCCTTGAACGGGTCATCGATAATGAGAAGGCCATCAACTCCGAACCCGGTGAGTGTGCCACCAACACCAGTCGCTAGAAGGCCGCCTCCCTTGGTCGTCCTCCAGTAACTCTTGGCTGTCGTGTCTTGTCTGAGCTCGACACCGGCATAGCGTGCATAGTCTCTGACGATCGCACTCTTACGATCTGCGATGTCGGCGTTGTATGAGCAGTAGATGTGTTTTTTTTCTGGGTCTTCAGTAAGCCAATGGGCAATCGCCATCAGGCAGGTTTCAGTTTTAGCGTGACGCGGTGGGGCGTGGATGACGGCTTCAACCGGTTCGTGCTTCGCGCGATCCAAGAGTTCAAGAAGCTTTACGAGATGGTGTGGTGTTTCGTAGCGAGGTTCAACCTTCGGAATCCACTGGCCCAATGGTAATCGTTCGGCCGGGTGCTGGGAGTGCAGCATACGCGCGTGGGCCATGGCCGGCGAACTCCAAGGCGACGCCAACGACCTTTTCATATTCGTCCTGGGTTAATCGGGCTTTGCAAAGATGCAGAAACGAATCGATCTCAAGCTGGACGGTATGCTGAACCCGCTGAGCGAAAATCCTTGGATTGCGTCGCTCCAGTCTCCATGCAGCCGCTTGCCATTCAACGAATGCGCGAGACTGGATTTTGTCGAGGTCATCAATATCCGCTTCGGCCATCGCTTTTTCTACTGCGTTGCAAAATTCGCCGTATTTCGTCTCTGGTTTCTCATAGCCGATATTTAACCAGCGATAGAGGGTAACCTTGTTGACCCCGGCAGCGGCCGCCGCCGTTTCTATGTAGTGGCCGCGCCGAATGTGCTCAATGATCGTGCGGGCTCGCTCGTCATCGAACTTGGGTGGACGGCCCGCTGGCATTTTATTAGTCCGGGTTTTCAACGAAATAGAAGTTTTCTTCAGATTCTGGGCATTCCTCTCGCAGCAGAAAAAGGCAGCGCTTAACGCTCTTTTCGGTTTTGCCAAACGATTCAGATTTATGATCGCAACGAGTGCAGGTCACGACGATACCGGGCAATTGCCTTCGGTGATCGTTTTCGAGGTAGGTCTCCTCGATTTCGCACTCGACCCTCATACGAGATGACTCCAACGGCTCCTGAGTCGCAACTCGATATGACCCATATACTGAAACGCCGCGGCGAACTTGTTCCCCTGCTCTCCCCAATAAGCCAGCGCGCTTGGGAACTTGGCAGCTTGGTCGCTATTGCCATGCTTTACACGGCCTCGGATGTAGCAAATGCGGTCCGCCGATAGAACATAATCGTGCCACCAGTTCGCCGAAGTATCCGACGTGATGAGCACGATGAGCTCTCTATATTCCCCTGTACTAAAGCGTTTCCAGTCGAACGCTTTTTCGAGCCACAACTTCTTCTGGCCACGGCTGTATGGTGGATTCATAAAAACGGTCTTTGCGGGAGACCAGTCGAGAACCAATCCGTTTTGCTTTGGCAGCATGAATATTTTGTCTGCCTTGACCTGCGAATTCGGATTACCGCAAGGATCTAGATCCACTTTTCCACCAAAGAATTTATGGACCGGTTCCAAGATCCTGGGTGGTGTGCACCAATCATCCCGTCCCTGAGCAGGAACGGTTTTAAGCATCGTTAGCGACGCCATTTGTCTCGCTCCTTTCGAAGTTCGTGTTTATTCCGCCAGGAGGCAACGAAATCGTAATAGCGCATGGCGCATCCAGCTATGAGATGCCCGAGTGAGCTTTTAAATCTGTCCCGTGCCGTGATCTCAGGTACCGGGGTTGGAAGAGGCAAGACACTGCCACGGAAATAGGGTTTTTCTTCGTCGATCATGGCTTCTCCTTTTCGGATTTTGATTTTTCCCTGTCCCTAAACCCCTTTGTTAAAGTTGCCAACCGGTGTGCCACTCTGATGATTTCTATCCACAGCGGCCCTAGGTCGGCCCTTATTGGATTATTCCTTTTGTTTCTCCCTGTGTTCATTTCTGCGCACACCTTCTTGTGTTTAACCATGCACAACGCGGTGTGATTCTCCCGCGCCCATCGATACCCTGAGGACTGCGAAACTGAATATTTCTTTGTAGGTCTCGTCCCTTTTTTGATCGTCGCAATGCGCTATTTTGGACATGGAGTCCCAGATGCGAATGAGTGTAGCGGTATCTTCAAGTTGGTCCGGTTTCACACCGTCCGGATAGAGCAGCCTCAGTGCTTGTGGAGCAGTCGTAAATGAGTCCGCAAAGTCAGACGCCTTATCGGCAATGTCGCGGCCTGCCTCAAAGATGAATCGATGGAGCGCTTGTTTTCGGCTCGAGGTTTCTGCGATCCGCTCCTGTCGTCTCGCATGCCTGGGACGGCGTTTGAGTCGAATTGAGTGATAGTGGCAATAATTGGGATCGCTCGAATCCACTCGAAGCTTACTTTTGCAACCCTTGGCTTTGCAGAACCTGCCCGACTTAGAACCCTCGGTAGGCATTTCAAGACTCACGAGATCTACCGCCTGGGTCTCGGTAGTGGTGCTGACTGTTTCGTCTGGAACTTTTTTCAATACGGTCATCGACGTTTGTCCCCTTCGTTTTTGGAGCCATAATTTTTTGGCCGCGCGTTGAATTGCTCTCTCTTTGGCCGTCTTGAATTCGCGGAATGGAAGCGGGACAAAATCCTTGTCAATCGTTTCCCGAATGACGGTTCCCTGTGCGCATTCCTCACGCGTATTACACATTCCGTAGACCGGAGCTTTGGAGGCGGGGTACCGCGCAAGCTGACGCTCCACGCATCGAGATGCGAGCAATGTGCAGTGAAGCTTTTTGCAGTGGAAGACGTCATTGGGCTTCACTTGGCCTCGTCCAGGGCATGACTTCCACCTCCAGTCGTGGATGGTCTGGATCTTTTTCTTTTTCGACTAAGAGAAGGCGCACGCGGTTGTCGTTTTCGAACACGCGTGCAGCTTGAAGAGCATCAAGAGTAGGTTTGACCGGTCCATCGATGTCTGCTCCCAGTGTCTCGAAAAAGAAGCGGAGCATGACGACGACTTCGCCGTGAATGGTTCGGTTCCTGGTAGCGAGGATCGCGTACTGCAGAATGAGCGTTTGATAGGCCTTCAAATCCCCGGTCTTGATTCGTCCCCTTCCGGGTTGTCCACTGGGCCTGTTCCAGTAGGCTTGGTTTACAGACAGGGGTTTGACGGGTACTTCGAACAGAACCGGTCCAAGGAAAGGCCGCCTTGCTTCCAGGTTTCGTATACGGCGGGTTTTTTTGATCGCAACCACCTTCCGAGACCTGCCACACTTCTCGGATTGCTCAGGAGGCAAACTTGGCCCTTTTCCACTCTGAGCAAAATTCATAAATCCTTCCGATTAATCCGAGCGAGCCAAAATGCAAGTCGAGCGGCTTTCCCGTGGAGGCGGCGTTCGAATCGGCGATTCCTGATTACGAAATAGACCGAAGCCGCCAGCACGATTCCGCCAATGGCTATGGCCCACATGCGATTCACTAAGCTGTCCCCCGCATGCTTTCGGTTTCGGTGGGAACAAAGATCGACCCGGTTTCGGAAAGGCGGTCGAGAAAGGCTTTGCCGTCACCGGAGGCGTAGACTTTAAGCAGCTGTTCGGGGATGTAATTCGTGGTCAGGATGGTTTTATGGCCGTGGTTTCTGCGTTCCTCGAGCAAATGCCAAATGAGCTTCCGGCTAAACTCTTTCCCGTCCTGATATTCCTTGCCGAGCTCGTCGATGCACAGCAGCGAAACCCCTTCTAGAAAACGGCGAAAGTTATTATCGCGGCCTGCCTCGAGAACGATTTTAGACGCTAGGACAAAATAGCTATTATCCGTTTGGTCTAATGCAACGCCGGCCGAAAAAGTCTTTCCTATCCCGACGTTGCCTGCCAAAAGCAATTCTGTTTTTGCGTCGTCATCGAGGAATTCCCGGACGGTTTCAAGGGCCGAGCAAGGCTTAATTCCTCGCTCAAGCGCGCGGATGGTGGGGACCGGAATGTTTTTGGCGCGGCGTTTTTCTTCCTGGTTCCGTTTATCCCAAGTTCGCCGCATTTCCTCGAACTCGAGATCATGCGGTTTTCCCTCTTGGTTATTCGAAAATACCGGCTCGGGAGCCTCTTCACCTTTGGCTGTTTTGAGTGCCGCTCCCAGCACTTCGGATATCGAGCGAATGCTATGCATGGAGCATCCCCATTCGTCGGCGGTACTCGTTCAAATCAACGTTTTTCCCTCGGTGTTTTTCGAATCCGTCAGTGGCATCCGTGAGCTTCGAGGCGATTGTCGGGTCGAGGTCTATTCCTGCTAAATCGTTCCACTTATCGAGAAATTGGCCGATGTTCGAAATGCGAAGGTAGCCAGTCGAACTGATTCCGATACACCAGCGTTTTTCAATCTCCTCGTCCGTTCCGAGGGCCAAAAGATCTTTGAGCGCCGGCCCGTCTCGAGGGCCTTTGAATCTGAATTTTCCGCCCCCTCGAAGCTTGGGCCACAGGGTTTCCGTAAGCCTGTAGCTCAAGACATCGCTTCGGCTTTGGCTTCTCGGACCTGGTGGCTTCTCGGGTTCTTTGGTTTCTGGTTCTGGAAGGATTGCCAGCTGGGTAGGTTCTGGTTGCACGGCCGGAGGCGCAGCCGAAGGCAATTTAAAATGATCCTGTGATCTACTGTGATCTTCTCTTGTGATCGTATGGGGCCGCCTTAAGGCCGCGTTATGGCCGTTTTGCTGGTCGACTTTTGGGCCACCAAGTGAATCCAATGACTGATAAGTATCGTAATTTAGAATAGTTATGAGCCTTGGTTTTGGGCCACGGACTGGTTCGACTTTTGGGCCACATTTTTCAAATTCTATGAAATGATTGAGTTGCAGCACTTTTAGAGTGGTTCGGACCTCGCGACGCGTGCAATTGGCCGCTTTTGCGATGGTGAGCTCACTTGCGAAAACTTGTCCTCGTTTGACCGGAACGGCCGATAGCCGGTAAGGGGCCATCCCGTCGCGCCAGCGTGCCATCCAGATGATTTCAGTCACCACGTGTCGGTGCTGGGCCTTCATGGCCTTGTACCAGTGGAGGTCTTTGATTCGTCGGTGAAGGAGGATCGCGCCCTTGCTGCGTTCGCTCTCGAGGAGCTCGGTTTCAGCGAGCTGAGTCATAGCTCACCTCCCCGAAGTCGACTGACAGTGAAAGACGCTCCGAAGACGCGCAGCGTTTATTATTTTCGTTGCGTCTTCTGGAAGCCCTTAAGGGAGATGAGTAATTTTGGCTTTGAAGGACGGGGTTTAAAAAACATCCCCAAGATACTTGCTTGACTGCACTGATCGCGTTGCTATACGTGATTCCAGACATGAGGACTCCTAGCAGGGTTCCTCCCCCGCAGTGAGAGCGCATCGAGTCTGCGAAACCCGATACGCGGTTTGTTCCAGGTCAACTGCACCGTCGATTGAAGACCTCTCTTACTTCTAGGTGAGAGAGGTCTTTGTTTTTTAGATCCCGTTTTCTTCCACACCCTCCTATGTCGATCCCTATTTCAAACTGGAATCAACTGGTTCCAAGTACACCAGTCCCTCTTCATCGTCCCGTGGTCCAGCGAGTTTTTTCCAAGCCATGCGTTTATTTAGGTTTGACCGCTTTGACTCCAAATTGTTCTCAGGAGAAGCATTGGTGTTTCCGAGCGGTGAATCTGGGACTGATGGCTCGGGACAAAAGAAATCGAAGGCCTTGAGAAAGCCCTTATTGTTGCGTTTGGCCATGAGTCCACGTGCGTGTTCCCACGCTCCCCATTTCAATTGACAGTCAGGCAAGGTCGCCCACTCGGACGCCCATGGCCCAATCCAGTCAGGCGTTCTTGGTGGATTGAAAGTCATGATCTCGGGTTGGAAGACGATGAGGTTATCCGGGTCGTGTTCCAAAAGACCGTTCTGCTCGAGCTCATCGAAATAAAGTCGGATGGATTCAATGGGCCACTTGAAGAGCTCAGAGAGACGGCCAACACCAGCACGATAGAGGCCAGGAATTGGACCGATGGCTTCTCCAGTGGCAAAACGGAGATATGCAATCGTGGCTTCCGCAGAGATACGCGACAACTTGGCCCAAAGCGTGCTCTCAATTCGCCACCCCCTCGTAGGCTCTGCGCGTGTCTTTCGACGGGGGGCGCTCAACACCGCCTCCCTTCCTTGACGCTTAACCGCCGCTTAAGCCATGTGTAAAGTGGAGCGACTCTCGGACTAGCCTGACTGAAAGTCAATGATGATTTGTGGGTACCGCATGCTCGCTGTGAGGCGTGCATGTTCTTCTCCAAAAGCCAGAGGCCGGGCCAGGATGTGTGGGCACCCTGACGCGGCCTCCGAGGTGTTGCTGAGCCGTTAAGCTATTAGACCTGTAAACCGTCCCACAACAATTCGCAAGTCTAGGAAAACCAAAAAAGTCGTCTCTTGTCCTGTCCTCTACTCTTCTCCCCTCGATATCACAAGGGAGAAGTCATTGAGCTTTTTCCCGTAGGTCCTTGCCAGCCTGTCCATGATGAAAAAATTGTAGCTCGTAGTATTTCCGGCTTCGTATTTCAGGATCGTTTTAGCGCTAATGCTCGCGTCTCTGGCTGCCTGTCGCGTGGAGAGATCGCAAGCTTCGCGCGCCATTCGCAGCTGGTTTCCAAGCCAGTGCATCATCTCTTTGGTTATGCCTTCCGGTGGACGTGCCATACGTATCCTTTTCTTAATACGTAACACCCTACTCGGTCCAGCTTTCTTAGCCCTTCTGCGCATCTCCATGTGACCGCCTTTGCTTATGGTTTTGTGCAACGCCGTGTGACAAGCAGCGATTTATATTTACAAAGTCACGGTTACTTATTCTGTTAAACGTGACCAGTCAACCCTTCTCTTTTCTGAATACCAATGGAACGCGAATTCGACTGAATGTCAGAGGTTTAATGTAGATTAACGGTGTTGAAATGGCTGGCTTGTTGGAGAGCTTGAGTGTTGACGGAAATTTGTATACAAACGCACGAACTAAAACGGGAGAAACGAAATGTCTGATCCGCTGAGCGATGGCCCCGATGAAGGCGTACCAACAGTAAACAGGTCGGACCCAGAAGGTCTAAGCAGCTTTAATTATCAACGGTCGGTAATGGCGGTTGATAGCTACCTGGTCTCGCAGCAAGAGGCCATTTCGGCCCTAAGGGATGCGCTTTCGATGACGCGGATCGTCGAAGCGTATCTCGTGTCAGCCCAATCTGAACCAATCGAAAGAAAGGAGTATTGAAATGGAAACGAACGAACAAGCAGCAACGCGAGGCAACACCGCGCTCGTCAAAACCAATGTGGCGCAGCTGGTGGCGAAACCGACTACCGCAAAAGCAATGGTCATGGCCGAGGCTTTGGCGGAGGCGAAGGAACAGCGCCAACTCTTAGGCCAGTTCGTTAATGATCAGATGATCCCTGGCGTGGACTTTGGTGTCATACCGGGAACAGCCAAACCTACCCTGTTGAAGCCGGGTGCCGAAAAACTGACCGAGCTGTTCCGATGCACCCCCAGCTATGAGCTTTTGGAAAAGCGAGAGGATTGGGAGACTGGCGATTGTAGCTACATGTTCAGAGTGAAAATCATCTCACGTGAAGGCGACACATGCCTAGCCGAGGGTTATGGCTCCGCCAATTCGAAAGAAGGCAGATACCGCTGGCGCAATACAGGTCGGAAGTGTCCCAAGTGTAAAAAGGAAAAGATCGGTCCGGGGAAAAAGGAATATGGCGGCGGATTTGTTTGCTACACCAAAAATGGCGGCTGCGGGGCGAAGTTCTCTGGAAATGACCCCGCCATTCTTGAACAAGAGATCGGAAGGGTGCCAAACGATGACACCTATACCCTGTGGAACACCATCCTAAAGATGGCAAAAAAGCGCGCTTTGGTAGACGCCACCATTGGGCTTGCGCGGTGTAGTGACAAGTTCACGCAAGACATCGAAGACCTCGCTGAATCGGGCCATGGCGATCCTGAGGAAGTAGTTGTTCAACGCGAATCCAAAAAGAAAACAGCCGAGAACGTTGCCGCCATCGAATTGGGTCAGGCACGAATGGGGCTGGTTCAAAAATACAAAAACGCTGGGAAAGAACTCAAAGACATGAAGGCTTGGAGCACCGGAATTTTGGGGAAAGAGAAAACCAAGGAAGAACTCACCTTGGAAGATATCAAGAGGCTCGAGCAGGAATTGGTCGAAGACATCGACTATTAACACCGTGAGCAGCCGGGTCGGGAATCAATGTGCCCCGATCCGGCAAGCCGGTTGCGCGAGGCCCTCGGGACAACAGGTTTTGGAACCCTACTCGTAACCGGGACGGTTAACGTCGGCTACTTTCAGGGTCGCGCCAAGAAATGTTACGTCATCCGTGCAAATTTTCCGCAACACCTCAAAGAGCTTTTATCTTTTCCATAGGAAAGGCTTTAGTTTCTCTCTATCCAGGCATGTTTCTTCGATGATTCGATCCAGTAACCGATCGAGTGAACGATGAATCGATGGCATTCGCTCCATGCCAGGACGACGAAGGACCGATTCCCCTAGCCTATTGAGTCCCCTCACCGCTCGCGCTAAGGCCACACAGGCATTCCACGCGGCCTGCTGCCTTGCGACTTCATCTGGATTGTTGCCCCAAGGCCGCTCAGGCATCTGGCGCATGGCCTTGCCGTCTTCCGGTCGAATAACGCCGATGGTCTCAAGTGCACCGAAAATCCCACCCAAGTTGTAGTTGAGTAGACTGATGTAGGAATCGAACCCCCCTATATTGAACTGCTCAACGGCACCGATCATCGAGTCCAACACGTCGTTCATGATTGGCAGAATCACTACGTCTATGTCACTTACCATGGTGCCCTCCGCGGGACAGGGCCATGATGATGATTCGGAGAACGCCAAAGGCGAATCGTTCAATCAGCCGATACATGATCCACCTCCTCGTTGACTGCCTTGGCGCGCAGATACGATTGAATCGCTAAGAGTTCGTCCCGAGCCTTGGCGCGAAGCTTCTTCAAGCGATCGAGGCCAGCCTGAAATAATTGGATCTCCACTGAATCGGTCGAGAACCCGCTCCGGATGAGAACGCTTGCCAAACACAGAAGCGCACCATCGAGTTCTTGAAGGCCTAGCCTTAAGCCTTCTTCTTTCGATTCGTCGTCAATGATTGGCGCGACGGCAGGTTTTTTTTCCATCTCGTCTGCCATCCACTCATACAGTTCCTGCTGGAGTTTGATTAAGCCGATGAGTGAATTCTGATCCACGAGGTGCATTTTGGCGCTCGCGCTTATCAGCGTCCCAATGCTTCTCACGATGGCTGCCTGGGCGGACTGATGCGAGATGGTGTCGAACTCTTTGAGTGCCCGATCGAGATACCGCAAAGCATCAATGAGCTTGTCAACGAGTAGTTGAGTTTTAGAGAGCTTCCAATCGTTATTTTTCTCCACGTTTCCGTCCTTGGTTAGGCTTCCCGGTTTCCACACCGAGTCGCACTGTATTTACTCTACACAGCTGGTTCCCATTCTGAAAGGCGGCGCTTATGCCCGAATGGCGTACAGCGGCAGAACCCCAATAAATATGGGCCGTTCGCAAAACTTGAAGAGGCTTGCCTCGGGTGTTAGGCTGATACTTATAACGAATGCTGTGATTCTGACTCCCTTGTGGAAAAGGAAAGTCATGGACTACCCGGACGGGACAGATGGCAACAATAAGTCGCAGCACACCTAAACCGCGCATCGAGCTCACTGGGTTCGAATGCGCCTCAAATCCAGAAACAGAATCGGGGGAAGTAAATGCGTTCTCATGTGGCGAGAAATGATCAGCACCTTACACAACGGCATGCACAAGTCGGTGTGACTAACGATGTGAGCGATCCGGATCGGGATCCATACGAAATCATGTTGCAGAGAAACCTTCTCTCCATCGGGATACCGGTGGACGAAGTCGGAACTGCAATTGCCAATCTGCGTGTTCAAGGACAGGTACGTATGGCCGCGTATGTGACCGGTGGTTTGCGGGCTGCCTTGGAGGATTACCTCGAA